ACAGACACACTCCTAGTGGAATCTCATCTCCATCTTGAGGCCATTCGTCGTCAGCACGGACAGGTGGGACGGATGACAGCGGTGCGGATGGGACGGATGACTGCGGTGCAGATGACACTTGCGATTTATTGTCTTGATTTAACACCAAAAGAGTGTGTTTTAAAATTAAAGCTTCATTCTTCTCTCGTTCTTGGATGCATACATCGTCAGCATGGACAGGTTGGACGGATGACTGCGGTGCAGATGGGACGGATGACTGCGGTGCAGATGGGACGGATGACTGCGCGGTGGTGGTGTCCATGTCGGTCTGTCGCCGGTTAGGAGGTGGATTTGGAGACCTGAGAGCTGGTGCCCACACCTGAATTAATACAGGGTCCAGGTGTCCTTCCAAAATGGGGAGGAAAACAAGTAGTTAAGAGAGAGGGCGGGTGGTGAAAGGCGGACACCTGCCCACCTGAATTAATACAGGGTCCAGGTGTCCTTCCAAAATGGGGAGGAAAACAAGTAGTTAAGAGAGAGGGCGGGTGGTGAAAGGCGGACACCTGAACTGTGGTGCCCATCTCTGCAATCGTCTCACATCCAAACTTGGGAGAACAATCCAACGCCATAGTAATAGGATCGTGCTCTGTCCATCACCACCCCATCGTTGACTCGTTGACCCCCACCCCGAAAGGAACGATGGCGTCCAAATCCAACAACAGAACCCGAAGTGCAAGCAGTTCCTCCTCTGCACCACCCGCCAAGCGCCAGAAAATCACGGTTGCACCATTTGAGGCGTCCCTCCCCCGCCGAACCCTCTTGTCCTCTTCCCGCTGGGTCAATTTGCCCGAGGATATCTGGGTTCATCAGATCTTGCACCCATTTTTGGACTTGAAAGCGTTGGCCACGTTGGGCCGCTGCAACACGTTCTTTCACGAATATTGGCTGTACGTGTTGAAGCAAAATGTCATCCGCGTGCCGGAGGACTGCCCGACCATCAATCAAGCGTTGGAGTTGGCCGTGGTGTTTTCAGAAAGAAATGAATGCACGAGGGAGAATCCGGTCAAAGTTGAAGTTGGAGAAGGGCAACATGAAATGGTGGGGAACACGTTTTTCTTCAATGTCAAGTGCAACAACGTTACGATTGCCGGGAAAGGCAAAGGTAAAACCACATGCCTTGGGGGTTTTGGTGTGAACGACAAACAAAATGTTAAAATTCAACAACTTTCATCAAGTAATATCGCAGGACATGGTTTAAGCTGTGCTAATGGAGCTACTGTTGAAGTAACAGAGTGTTGTATTAAATCGTGTCGGTGTGATGGGATGTTTGTGTATGGTGGTGCTACTGTTACAGCAACACGATGTGATTTCATGAAGAATGCTGAATGTGGGATGTATGTGGCTGGTGGGAGCACTGTTACAGCAACACGATGTGATTTCATGGAGAATGGTGAATGTGGTATAAAAGGTTTCGGTGCCAATACAAAAGTAAGTTTGAACGTCTCTACGATGCACCACAATGGAGAGTATGGTTTGCAGGCATATGGTGAAGGATATGGTGTTTGGGCACGTGCCACGCTACTAAAAGTAAGATTTAACGACTCTACGATGCACCATAATGGAGAGGGTGGTTTGTGGGCATATGGCCATGCTGTTGTGGATCTTCATGGTACAAAAACGGACATCCATTCCAACAAAGGACATGGTATTTTTGCATTCGATCGTGGTAAAGTAAACATTCATTTGCCTTCGCAACACAATACAACCCATGACAATGTTGGAGAAGATCGGAGTCAAGTCAATGGTGGTTCCATCGCAAACATCAACGCCGACGGTACATTCACACACGCAGTTGTAGAAGAAGAAAACGACTATTGAAAATAAAAAACGTGCATTCTTTGTTCACGTTTATTCTACATTCTACATTCTACCCACCACAACGTACACACACAACACACACCCTTCCACTCAAACCACTTCACACCACCCTGTTGCTTCCTCCCCGTTCCACCAACATCGACGTGTCGCCCGTGCCTTTGAACAACAACACCGACGATGGTGGTTCCATCGCGAACATGGTTTCGTCTCAAAGAAGAGGAAGAATATAATGCCTGGTACGTTGCCTACTTCAAAAATGTAACGTCTTGTTGAAAAGGGTACACAAAAGTATTAAACATATTATACATTAATTTATTATACATTACTTTTGTATCCATACTTGGTGCTACGTGCTACAGGTACACCATTTATTTCTTTTCTTTAATGTAATTGGCTACCACTCTGACAGTGTATTTGCCTTCTTTGTAATTAATTAAGACCATGCCGTACCTGTTTATTTATTTTTTGTTTTTATGTCACGTGCTTTCAAAGACCATGCCTTACCTTTGAACTCCAAATTACCGACATTGCATTGTCTCACAAAATATTCGTCACCATTCGTTTCAACAACTCGGCCGTTCAATTGGCGTTTACCAAACCTGACTTTGTAGACCACTCTTGACCAAAAATCACCGATTTGTTGGCCTTGGGCTTGGGCAGCTAAATGGGCATCTCTTGCATTATCAGCAGGTCCTTCGATTACATCCTCCTCTTCTTCCTCTTCTTCTTCATTGGGCGCAGCCACATTTTCAAGAAATTTGATTGGGTCTTCACCATCGTCCAATTTACGCACAATAGAATCAATTTTAAAAGGGTCCATCAAACTTTCGTCGCAACAGTAAACAGCTTCTACAATTCCATCTTGTCTAAAATGAACGAGTTTGACAGCATACAATTGGGAAGCATTTAAAGGGTTTGGTGCAACATAAATACCACCTACGAAGAGTTCAAGACCATGAATATTTTCACGTCCACGATTGGCAATTTCTTTCATTTCCATCGTCGAACGGAGTGTTGTAGCATCTGCACGGACAATACCTGGTTTATTCGAATTACGGTTAACAATTTTCATGCCACAATTACCATCGCTAAATTTGATATCGACCTTGGCTCCCTGTCCAAGGGGTGGTTCTGAATCAACTACACCTCTAATCACTTTAATATTTCCATGTCCATTTGGCCAATTACAAAAAACTATTGATCCAAGTTGTAACGATTTCATCTTCACCGTTTCAGACGTTGAAGACATTGCTAGTAAAAGGGTAAACGAAAAGACAAAGGAATAGTAAAAGAAGAGGGTGTGTCAGGGTGGTAGTCAGGAAAGTGGTGAAGCAACAAACAAGGTGGTTAAGGGCGGTGTCAGGGTGTCAGGGTGTGGAAGTGTGGTAGTCAGGAAGGTGGTCAATGCAACAAACCGTACGTGGCTTGGAGCACCGCCCTCCAACCGATCCAACCGTGGACGTTTAGACAAGATTACAAAAAAAAGGGACAGAGTGGAGGCTGCGGCGGGGGGGGGAGAGGGTGGTGGGGAGAGAGAGGGTGGTGGCTACCTCCCGGGGCTACCTACCAATGGTCTAGGTCTAGGCGGATGATCCAAAAATCTGGGGGGGGGCGAGTGTACAAGACGCCATGCCTTAAAGACTCTAAATATACTAATAAAGACCTAAAATTTTCCAATGATTTTAAAACGAGTGTCCAGTAATCTCGATTAGGGACTCCGAAATCTAAATGCCGTCTATAGAAGCTAAAAATTTCCAATGATTTAAACTCAAATAAACTTTCGTGTGGTCACTTTTTTTTTTGAACAGAAGCCAGTAATAACTCAAAGATATAAACTATTTATGTTCATTTTCGTTTATTTACAACAAATTTACAACAAATAGTGATTTTTCGCCAGAAACCAACTTGAATACTTGACAAAAAAAAATATTGTGCAAGAATATTGTCCAGTAAACTTTAGTATGTTTTTAGTACTATGTTCTTTTTAATTGAGTAGTACTTTAGCCTAGAAGCATGTGGGAACCAACTTAATTTTTTCCAAGAAGTGTACTGGCTATATTGCCTATACCACTTTTTTTACATGTCCATCTTTTTCTTCGGTTGAAATAAATGTTTGTGCATGGGAACCAAGCCAGTTTAAATTTATCACGAATGGAAAATATCTTTCTTAACATATAACTTTGTCGAGATGTCCAGTTCCGTCTAAATACTAGCCACAGAACAGAGACCAGAGCTGTTTTGTGGCGAACGAGAACATGAATGTTGTAGATTGTACCCCAGGCGAAGACATGACCCATATTAAAGAACAGACATGCAAACACAAGACAGTGTTTAAATGTGTAGCCTTCCCAGATGTTTATAGCTAGTAAAGCCCCATGCAAATTTCCACACCAGATGCAGAACATCAAAACCACTGTACAGTCCCATTGAGCAGTGGCAGTCACACCCGCTTGAAAAGTGTGTGAACTCACTGCGGGGGGTGGATTGGATGGAGCGACATAGTTGTGGGTGTACTCGGCCCTACACTAGACGATTTCGGCATTTTAATTTGGAGACACTATGTGGAATGTCAATATATATGACATTCCACATATGTCGAAAATATGTTATATCCGTGGTATATTCCACCTATCTTTGTACATGAGTGTTGAGTGTTGGTGCAGAAATGCCAAACATGGAGATAGATAGATAGTTTTGTCTTAGTACCCGCATAGACATGGTAACGAAAGACCTTATTAAAAAAACAGTATTCTTTACCTTCTAAAGTTTTAGGAATCCTAAAGTTTTAGGTCTAAACTTTTAGGTCTAAACTTTTAGGTCTAAACTTTTAGGTCTATTAGGGTTCTGTTACTAACAATCATCACCAAGGAGACGCATTACATAATGCTCGTCTTTTTCACATATATCTTTACCATCGAATGTAGCGATGTAATGTAATGCTTCATGTAGCATCGTCCCCATCAAGTATGTGTCGTTACATTTGGCCGAAGGAATCCACATTCTATAGTCATCCGACTCTCCATGTAGATCATCAGAATCGTATGTTACCTTTGCGTTTCTGACCTTTTCAATGGCCTGGTCGAAATGCATCTCTATCTTGGTTTTTTTCGAGTGTCGTTTTGACAGTTGTTTGAACGCTGCAAGTATTTGCGGTTGTTTTGTCTGTAGAATATTGATGACGGTCTCTTTCTGTTTGTTGATACGTCTTTGAGAAATGAACGAGCCAGATGTAGGTGGATAGTTTGGAAACACTGACATCCATATGTTCTTGATCAATCTCTTTAAATACTTTTAATAGAAACTAGGATGACAAAGGCACATATTACAACCACAGCCGAGTGCACATCGCTCACACATTTCAAATAAACACATGTTACAAGCTACTACGTGTAATCCACAGGCGTATTTTCGACACGATGGACATTGAAACATTTTTTTAATCATATGTTTTGAGTGACATGTTGTACAGGTGGTGATGGCAGGTGATTCATCTATGATCACCTGCCATCGTTTAGGCTTAAAGGATGCGTCAGAGTATTGCGTAGCAAATTTACCGGCGAATCTCCAGTTTTGTAGGTCTGAAAGCTCTAGGTAATCGAAAACTAGGGATAATAGTGGTCTGAAGTCAGATAGCCAAGTGTTCATATATTTTTATAAAATGAACCTTTATATATTATAGAAAATATTCTAAATGTTTCCTATATTTTTAGAAATGAGATTGGCTCGCAATTACTTTATCAATATTATTTTGGTTCAACCATAATAAATCGAAGTCGTAAGTATAGCGGTCAGGTCGTTTGGTAATCGCAGATTCAATTCCGCTAAATATGTCATCAATATCCTCTTCATCCATTGAAGAGGACATATTGTCCATATGAGCAAAGTCGCCTACCATTTGAATATTTTTGGAGGTGGTTCCCTCATATTCTTGACATAACATAACGAACGGCACAACAAAATACCAGCTACCGTTGTTTCTACTTTCATCACTGAAAGTTTCTTTGGTAAATTTGGTTAGTTGCCCGTCCTCGAACTGTACATGGACACCTCGTGCGTTCGGTTCAACGTGGTCGACAATACCGTAGTATTTCTCTCCTGGGGATTCGTAATTGACACATACGCATGCTCCGGGTGATAATCGTTGGTGCCCTATCATGGGGTGCGCAATGACTGACAATAATGAATAATCAAACGGAGAGATTTCTTTATCAATGAAGAGTTCCGCGTTTGTCTTGACCGTCACTGTAATAGATGTCGGCGTGATGTTTTGAAGAATACACCCTTTTAACTGACCCCCCATGATAATATTACACACATTGCCTGGATATAAAAGAGTCCGCTGCATACGACCGTCAAATAATAAAGCGTGTTGATTTGTATCTCTATTGGAGAGTATGACGGTTGGGTGCATATGGGAAAGGACATCGGGCATTCGGAAGCTTGCAGGACCCAACATAGTTACAGTAATTACTGTAAAAGATATTTTCAAATTCGGCGCATAGTTTTAGTTTGTTGCGCAGATTTTTTGTATGACACGTCACATAGTACACTTAAGTACTTAAGTGGTTCGATTCCTATTCCTATATGCTGACACATAGATTTTTTGTATGACACGTCACATAGTACACTTAAGTACTTAAGTGGTTCGATTCCTATATTCCTATATTGCTGGCACATTTATCGTTTTTTAGCCGGCAAATATAATAACTCAGGATGAGACCATGACTAGAAACGAACTGGACAAAGAACTGAACGAATGTTGTGCAACATACCATCACCCATTCGACAAGGACGCTGAGCCAGGAAAAAGACGAGGGGGTTCTACATGTGTTCCCGAGTCCTCACTATAGCATTATCTATTCCATCTACTTTGATGTTTAAGAGCATCATCATGATATTCGTGGGTCTTTGTGTCCATTGATATGTTATTTCTGGAGCCACTTCACATAATATTTCGAACGTTATTGAAGTATATGCAATCATGAGTTTTTCTGGTGGCAATTGTATTAAGAAATCCCATAGTTTGAACAATTCTTTGTATTGAACTGTTTGCGAAAACCAAAGCATGAACCATTTTACTGTAATTAGAGAGGACCATGCATCTTGTTGCTGCTGTAAGATATTATTTAATGTTGGTCTTTTGACGGACAATTTCTTATGAAATTCGCTCATCCAGTGTCTCCTTAGCCAATGAAACCACGTTACATTAAAGTCTGGCATGAGTGGTCTTATTCTACCTACGATTGCAGCAAAACACCACCATGTATCTTCTTCTGCGTGTGGATTTCCTTTGAATGTCATCCATGTTATGGTCATTAGATAATTAAACCCTTGTAAGTAAGCATCTCCTTTTTGGTGTGAAGCGTATGATATAAGTAGGGACTGTATTTGTAGTATTTCTGGTTGTATTTCTGGTATATTTGGAAAAGTTCTTGGCATATCTGCGTGTATGGTGGCTCTTGTTGTGTCGGTGATGGTATCTGAATTTTTAATGAATCGTTGATATATTTCTCTTTTCTGATGTATATTTTTTCCTATGAGATAATGTCTCCAAAGGTCTCTTCGTTTTTGCATTTATTTGATGGTTCATCATGCACTTATAGTCATATAAATAAAAAATAAAAATTAAGTATAAAGTAAAAGGTTTAATACAACTAGTTATGCAAGCTGAAAGAGTATCTATTTGTTCTCAGCGTTTAATGTCTAAAGGAGTTACCTCGTCGTGGTTTATACCTTTGCAGACGGATCAAACCGTAGATGACCTTTTAGCGGCATTTGCCCAGTTTTTATTGAATGGTTCCCAAGTAGGACAATATCCTATAATCCAAACTTGTTTTACAACGCTTTTAAATAGTGAAGAAGAATGTATGTTTGTTTTTATGCGTAGATATTCTACAGATGCGGTTGGTATATTAAGATCGAATAAGCCCCTTTTTAGTGAAAGAGAAAATACTTTAATGCGTTTAACGGGGCATGCTAATGGTTGGAATGTTCCATTGTGGACTTGGAAAGAATCTCATCATGGTCTGAGTGAATCTATGGAACGTCAGATAACCAACGATATTAAGGGTCATTGTTTTGGCGTTTGGTGTTACCGATGACCCATGGGATGTGCATTTGGTCTTTTTTGCCATAATTCCAGCGCATGATAATGTTCTTCCAATGAAAGAGCCAATTCTTCCCAACGTACCAATGCTAATTCACTTGGAGTAAGTTCTAATTCTTCAGCTTTTGAAGCTTCTTCCGGCATTTGTCCTGACATTTTTATTTATATACAGTCTGTCTATGTCAGAACCTCAAAAATCCATTTTTTGATAGTGTTCTGCGTTCTAAAAGTCCATTGGTTTTTCTGAAAATAATAGTATATCGCCTGTTTTTAAATAACTTGGGATTTACATTTTACGTTTTTTTGCAGGTGGTTCATCTTGTTCCAAAACGACCACCAGTGGATGACCCTCGTACATTGCCTTCAACTCCTCCACCGAAATATCGTCAAAATCATCGACAGTTGGCCACCGCTTGGGGTCGAGCTCCACAAGACGACGTTTCCACAGGTGTTTTCCGAGCCACACGGCTTCGCACTCGTCATCTGTACACTTCAATGCTTGTTCATATGCATTTTTTGGTACAGACGCTTCTCTTTTTTGTTTGAACTCGTCGCTCCAACGACTATTGATATACGTTTTCAATCGGCAAATATTGGGGTCGGCGCCCATTTCCAATAATGTATCTATCCATTGTTTGTAATCAGTTGGACGATGGACGACATCTTCTGCGTGGAAAAGAGTGCTCCATATTGTGAAACCTTTACTGCAAAACGTATTGACCAGTTCTTTCGTGCACTCTTGTAGAATGTGATGCGCCACCGACTTTGAAAAATCAAACGATACAAACTCGTCAAAATCAGACGAGATAAAAACTCTTTGTTCGCATCTGGCAACTGGATGCATGTCGTCCTCTTTTGCATAGTAACGATTATATTCTATAGACAACGTAATTTCATCCATTGTCAGTGGTCGGAACTTCAGAATGTGTTTAATGACAGCTATGTTTGCATAAGTGGATGCCCACTTTAATAAAGAACATTTGCCTGGGCAATTTTTATAATATTTAAAGTTTTTATCTGCCGAAGGTTGATCACATAACGGAGTTGTACGTTCGTAAAAAACATCTCCCCAACGAGGCTCTGGATTCAGGTTATTTCCAAATGGATTGATGTTCTTTCCAAATCGTTCTCCAAGACTGTTTGTGTCCATGTGTACATAAAGTACATTCATCATTGGAAGAATGTATTCGCTGTACGTTGTTCTGCCTTCAGCAAAGAGAATTCCCTCCGATTCCGGGTGATGTACTGTGTAGATATAACTGTTAGTGGAATCGAGATCAAATATTTGACGTCCATTGGGCAAATAACCAATTTCACCGCAATTGGGTGGACGGTGGCATACATTCCACAGACGCTTCAACATTTTAAACGGGTTTAATCCGTCGTAATGGATGAGAATGTGGGGGTAACGGTGCCTCCCACCAAACCCATCATGTCCTAGGGCAGTGGACCACAGTCCGGATCTTTGTTCGCCCACAGTGCCTGGATTGGCAACATCCAGTGGGACATCACCATTCAAAAGTCCCACCTCTGTCTCTTTGTCATATATGATCGAGACGGGGACAACAGGGGCGCTATAGCGAACATCGTTCAAATTGTCATAAGGAATGGGTTCTTTCAATAGGTCCTTCAAACTTTCGGCATCCAGTTCCAATATGTGGCGGAAAATACGCTCCTTAAATTGTTGCTTCTGTTCATAAGACATTTTTTATTACACTTTTATACTATACCATTTAATAGTACTATAATATATGTAACTTATGTGTAATTTATAACTAGACAGAGGCAAAATCAGAACCTCAAAAATCCATTTTTTGATAGTGTTCTGAATTTTTTTTGGTGCGTTCAGGACTAAAAGTCCCCAAGTATGTGTCCGAGCCATATGCTGTTCGCCAGCAGAGGCCAGTAGAATCCGATGATAAATCTGCCGCCCTGACAATGGTCCAATCCGTTTCCAAGCTAAGAACCCCCATATTGGTTAATATAAACGATACAAATGCTGAACATGTAAAGACATCTGTTTGTCGCGGTATTTTTCTTCTGAGGCATGCAGCACACCAATCGTATGGCCTGTCATCGTATTTATGTTTGTAAACGGATGTTTGAACTCTTAAAAGAGATTCTGTTTTGAAATATTGTTGGTTTCCTTTTCTAACATATATAGATACTGTTCCTGGATATTGTTGTGTGTAAAATTCTAATGGCGTTAATTGAACGCCAAACTTTACGATACCGTCTTGTGGGTCCTTTATCCCATGCCATGAAGATTCCCATATATATATACCTTTCAACTGTGGCGCCCATGGTGGATCTACAATGACAAGAGCAGCATGTGAGTATTTAGAGCAAGTACAACATTTTATAATACAATCTAGTGTAGACATCCAACATATGGTTGGCTTTTCTGAAAATAATAGTATATCGCCTGTTTTTAGTGCTTGCATTTAATCTTTATCTATAGTTACTTTATAGTCTGATCTCCAAAGGAGGACCCCAATTTTTCCTATCAAAAGCCCACATCAATTCCCACATATGTATATCAAAACAAAAGCTCTGTCGTAGTTATATTACTATTCTTCACGGCTGTATAATTGTGATCCTTTGACGCTACTTTTAAAGATTTTGTCCATTTATTGAAAAGATAATACATAAATACGACTCCAAACGATACAAAGAATGTATACCCAGTAAATATAGCAATGGTGCTGATCAAAAAGATGAGAATAAAAGCATGTGCTGCAAATCTATCCTTTCCAAAGAAAATAGAGAATAGTGTGAATGCGATGCCAAAATAAATAAATTCATATGGGGAATCTTCAGGCAGTAGTTCCAACTGGATAGATACGGAAGCAATTGTTGAAGAGGCGGCAGCTAGAATTGTATGTAAATAGGGTACTATTTTTTTATAGCAGGAGCCATCACTAGGCTTTAAAAAAGCATACCAAGGCTTACCATTGGGATTATATTCTGTTTCGCCGATGATGGTGATTAACCAGTAACCAACCAGGCCCATTATAATGTCAGAAATAAGTGCGTTTGCGCCGACATCTCCCCAAAATTCCATTTCTGGTAATAATGAAACCATATACTCTATGGATTCAAATAGATATATGATGGACAACATGATCCATATGTTTTGAGCGTATATTGCAACGATCGCTGGCACAAATACATGTATCATAGGCCATGCTGCTTTTTCTGATATAGAATCTAATAAGTCGTCCATATTTTTATTATAACTGTAATCTTTTATAGATGTAAAAAGTAAGTATTAATGGCACCCGTCCTATTATAAATGTCTCGGTTGATTCAACGTACAATAGCTCGTCACCATCGGGGTCCGGTCGGTGATCCATCTTTGTATGGTGGAAGAAGTTTTACTCGTTTGGACCACATAACTAGATGTTTTGAGACGGATTATTTTAAATATGGTGCTGCACCACAGTATTTAGTTCGATACAGATTGGAAGATAATTCACCAGTGTGGTCTTGTACGTGCCCTGACTTTTTCTATCGCCGAGAGGCAGCTTCTGAAATGTGTAAACATTGTGAAGGCGCGGCTTTATTAGTTCGTGGTCCTACCGACTTTGTAACAAAACATGTCCACTCAATAGGGCAAAATGTTTATGATTTAATTGCGGCAACTCCTTTAGGTGCTCCATTGCCATTATTTGGTCAATTAATAAGAGTTCGAGTGAAATATCCTAATTCGGGTCCAGGGTTTATTTCATATACAATGGGCGAATGGCGATGTTATACATGTGGCGGACGAAACGGGTCCAGATTTTTGAAGGGAAATCAATGTAAACATATTGCATGTTACGTCCATTCGTTGAATAATCCATTTTATGATCAATTTTGTACCGTTTTAGACGCTAGACGTTTCATGTCTTTGCGTAATCGCCAGTTTCATGATGGCACGTCTCATTGGCAGCGTTTTATGTAGTCATGAGAGGAACGTTACCATCTTCTTGTTCATCTTCAGAAGATGCCAAATCTACAAGTTCTAGTTGTGACCAATTGTGTGGGCCGGTTGGTGGAACTGGTAATTGAATTTCCAGTTGCATTTGTCTGTATTCTTCTTCTATATCGGCGTCATCTACTGTGAAAGGCCCCTCTGACCGCGTTAACGTATCGTTGATTTCACAAGCATCGTCGATCATTTCAGTCAATGATTCTGTTAATTGTTCGACTCTTTCGATATCGTTATCTTTGAGAAATTGAGAAAATGCTGTAGAAGTCATTTTAACCGCATCTATATGCATTTTAGTAACATTTAACGATTCGAGATGATATCTTTTGTTTTGACATGCATTGAGTCTATCTTCTAATTTTTTTTTATGATGTTTAATAATCATGATAGTCTTTACATGTCTTTTACAATCGTCTGATTTATATAATTTTTGTCTGGCCTTCTGTTTTTGTTCCTTGATTTGCTTTTCATATTTATCTATGAGTAGAGATAGTGTTTTTTCTACTTTTTGCATTTGTTGTATACAGTCAACCACTCTTGATTCTGGGCGATCCCCCCTGAAGACTGACCAACATGAATTTCCCATTTGCCTTAGCGAAGGGGAGTATTTATATGCGACCACGTTTTTAATAAATGGCATCTGAAGAGACAACTCCAAAGAAGCGATTATCTATGAGTTTTTACAGACCGATGGAATACTTCGGAGGCGTTTATAATCGTTTTGTGAGTTGGTTTACATCTGGAGACTACTGTCATTGCGAATTAGTGATTGAAACAACGCCCCAGGATGTGATGTTGGCTGTCAAAGATATTTATCAATCGGCTCAAAAGAATGAATATCCGCCTGAGGATTGTCAACGTATTATAACTCAAATTGAGATGAATTTTTTTGATACTGCATTTCGGAAAGCTGCCCAGACTTCCGAAACGATGGTATTATCATTTTCTTTGTTATGGGGCCATCCAATGTCTGTAAGAGTTTTGAATGAGACATCACACGATTCTTGGTTTAGGGTGCCGAGTTCATCCGATACGATGGTTTCGCGGTTGCATGGACCTGTTGTAAAAGACGATGATTATCATGCAACATTAAAGTTTTCTATTGAGGAATTGGGAAAAGAATATGATAGCACTGGAGCACTTTGTTCTGTCCTACCTTCTTGGTCATCGTCTCAGTTAACAGAAAGACAAGAATCATATTTTTGCTCTGAATTTTGTGTGATGGCATTTCAAAGGGTTGGATTTATGGGAAATATTTCGGCAAAACATACTACACCGAACTCATTGTATAAGTATATTCTACAAAATTTTCCTGAGCAATAATCTTAACGATAAAAACTATAAATAGGTGTGGCTCTTGTTATAAATGGAAGATCCTGAGGAAAAAAATTCATTTGTGGATTCATCCGAAATTCACGAGACACCGTTAACAATTTGTTCAACAAATTGTAGATTTGGCCCGTCTTCTTTAACCATGCACCAATTGATCAAAACAGTTTTTTCCATTGTGACGTTAGAATTTATTTGTATTTTGGCAGTCTATTTCATGCGCGGCATCGATAATTGGCCGGTTCTTCTGGGAGTTATACAAATGATACCTGTTATGATTCTATATCTATGTATGTATTTGAATTTGGTAATGGGTGGTTGGGGGGCGGCGAACTCTAGATTTTGGTGCGATGTGAAAATAATGTACGCTAGAGGATTCAATACAATACGCACCATTACACTGTTCTTTTCCAGAACATTTTGCTTTTGGTTTATTGCTATTATTTTGCAAGAACAAAATATTCTCAATATGCTATTGCTACCAATACTGGCATTCATTGCAGAATGGCAGGTGGGATTATCAGAAAACAAAAACCAATACGATGTTAAAGTCCATGACAAATTCATGAAAGGCAACCTCTTATGCTTGGAATCACTGCATTATTTTCAATTGCAATCCAAAGATGCCAAAAATATTTTGCAACCATTTTTGGCATCTTTTGTCGTCAAAACGTATGTCATAACAAGTATTTTGTTATCAGGGAGTCCAGACAATTCGTCTTTTGTGTTTGGAACACCACTTGTATTTATATTGGTGTTGTACGTATGGGGTATACCACTTATTCTGGATTTCATGTACCTAAAATCCTCGTTGACATTTTGTCAGTTAGAATTATATAGAATGGCTGTAGATATCATCATCCCGTCGCTAATCGCATGCTTTGCGCTTGTATAAAGATTATGCTATTTTTTAATATAAATATACATATTAGTTACAATTATATGTCTGCTAAAGAATACATACGAAAACATTTAAAAAATTTCACGGGAACACTCCCAACAGAATCTCCGCCAAAGTTGAGGGAATTTGTACATTATTATAAACTGAACCCGTCTGCTCTGGACCATTTTACTGTTGCGGACCTATTGAAAGCCCCGGAATTGTGGTTAGTCGGGACAGAACATGCAAAACAAAGGGATCAATGGCTTCAAAAAGTATATCCCAAAATGGAAAACAAAACAGACGAAATTATAGATTCAGTTCTTACTTGTGGAAAATGCAAAGAAAGAAAAGTAGATTATTATCAAAAACAAACAAGAGGAGCAGATGAACCAATGACATGCTTTTGCCACTGTTTAAATTGTGGAGCTAGGTGGGTGCAATAATACTGGACATTCCAATCGGGAGCCAGGACCAGAAATGTCAAAACGTTCGCCGCGCGCATCAATACACCAACAGTATCCAGTCGAACCATGACACTGTTTTGACAATAAATTTCCATTAGAATCGCGCTGAGGAATATATTCCCCTACTGCATGTGCGTGATACGCCGAGACAATCCAAATAATGAATAATAACCACATCCTATATAAGTATATGTCTTAAATACTACGAAATGCTCGAATGTTTATCTATTCCTTTTATTTTATGTGCAAGAGCTATTGTACATTTTTTGCCTTGTATATGTAAACATAAAACTTATTATAAATCATCTCTCGAAGGGCAATTGAATACATGTCAGTCTAGGAGGGGAGGATATTGGTCTGGATCCAGACGTAAAAAAATATGCACAAGAGAAAACTTCTATGTATTTTTAGGAGAAACCGGAAAAACACATACCACAGATATGAACAAATTTGTACATCGATTAGCAGAAAATATGAACCGTAAAGGCCAAGTTCCATATAGTTGGGAACCGCACTGGTGGTCCGGGGAAGAACCGCAATACAGATCAAAAAGAAAAGAAGTGTCAGTGATCGATTCAAATATGTTCTTTCTCATACTTATATGGGAACTACACGAAAAAGAAATAGGCATTACTGAACTCTATTTGCCAGCACAAAGAGCCTTTAAATGGCTAGAAAAACATATCGCCGAAAATACAATATATGAACCAATAGATTCTTCTTGGGAAACAACAGTAGAACACAACGGACATCTTCTTTTAAGTAATGTCATTATGGCCAAGGCCTTACGCGCTATGGAATTGATCGCCATGGTACATAGAGATGAAAGGATTAAAAATAAATGCAGTAAAATGTATGACAAGTTCTTAGAAAAATGGCAACCAGAATTATTCAGAACACAAGAATGTCTTCCGAGAATACTCGGAGTTTATTGGAATTTAGTCCCAAGTACATTTTTAGCTTCATTCAATCAAGAAATACAAACAAAAGATTATACATGGATACCATTAAGAGTAAAAGGGCCGGTCGAAACGAAAAAAACATACAATTCGTGGATAAAAGGAACTTCAGATCTTCATACAGAAATTATTTGGCCATTTATCGGGTTTTTGTGGGTAAAAATATGTGCAAAGAGATTAAAAAGGGATATCGCATTCCATTGGTGGGAATCGTATATGGATTTCCATGCTCCCAGAACGCTACACAATATATACGAACCGAAAACAGGCAAACCCGTTCGTAGGGCCTTTTTAAAAGCAGAAGGGACACATGCCGCCACAATTTCTATGTTTTTTGCAGCTAGAAATGGAATAGATTATCTCCATGCTGAAAAAATAGATTTAGATTTACCAGTATAGAAATTCAAAAATGTTAAACATATGTGTTTTTTTTGTATCTTATTATTTATAATGTCAAAAGAGGCATGTCATTAACTCAAGAGATTCTAAATTATTTAGAAACCGGCGCTGAACAGCTCGGTAAAGATGGAAAAGATGGAAAAACATACCTAGTTAAATTGAAAAAGGCCGTTCAATCTCTAAAAAAAAATTCAGAGATTGCTGTAAAAACATTCAAGCCTAAAAAATCAACCGCAAAAATTCAAAAAGAAGCGGAATATCAATCACTAGCCGCAGAAGCAGGTATATCACCACAAATACACGAAGTAAATCTAGATCATAGATACATAGCCATGAACAAACTAACTATTCTCGTTGCAGAAGAATATAGAGGCCGACAATTGCCAGAAACACTTCAATATCAAATATGTGCACTTATGGGTAGACTAGATTCCATTAAAGTATTACATAATGATAGTAACGCACTGAATGTAATGCTTGATGATACTGGACGGTCATATATCATTGACTATGGATTTGCTAAGAAGATTACGCCCAAAATTAAAAAAAAACATGGCGACCACCCCAATATTGCGGTCACTCTATGGGGACTTAGCAAAGGATTTAGATCCTATAAAATTGGAACAGAAATTATGAAAGAATGCTACGATGCATATTATGCAGGAGAAGATATTTCACAATGGATCGATCGCGGCGAAGAAGAACTAAATAATACACACAAAAGACCTAAAAAAAGACGCCGGCGCTAATAGCTCTCAGTTTACAAAAACATTTTATAAATATTTCATTGTATAAATATAACCTTTGTCAACCGACAATGTGTGAATCTTCTTTTACTTGTTGGTCCGAAGTACGTTTTGCTGGATATGATCTTATAGGTGTACAATGGTTTATACTAATGATTGTGGTAGCCTTTATATTACAAGTCTCTGCAAATTTTATATGGTTTAAATCCTCACAATTAAGTAGAGAAATATTACAAAGAAAGCCTCATTCCGCCGGACGCAAAAAACTAATAGGTTGGCGTATATTTTGGACTACGATGGGGACATTAAATTGGATTTTAAGAATTACATTGGTTATAGGGTCGAATGTTTGGATTTTCTTAATTATTCTTATCGGAAACGTGACTGGTGTTTCTTGGGCCCTAGAACAGCAATCAGCCGATAGACCATTACCTACTGCCGATATTCGTCCCGAATGTTGGTCAGATGACCAAATACACAAATTGGTAGATCGAATAAAAAAATTAGAGAATGTTGCAGAAAAGAAGTTAGTGTTGTAATAGTATATAGGCGGACTCCTTTAGAGACATCCCTATATGTGGCATACATGCTGCACAAATTTTTCAGATGGTTCTATTAATGGCAATACTATTCATCAAAGCCTTCGGGACGATCCCGGCCCGCTTCATACATACAGAACAACCACATCATCTGCTGGCACCGTCGGCCCGAAACATCAAAATGAACCTGATGCCCCACAAGGTCCATATAACGTTGCCGGACAAGATGTCTTTGGTCATTCGCCGAGCAGCATCTTTTTAGCAGATGGACATGGGAAAAATGGACAAATGGCAGCCCTAAATGCCATAGAAATGCACAAACTAGTACCAGTAAGTCCAGAAATGTTACAAAGGACCCCCCTGAAAAAAATAGAGCATCATATTAGAGAAAAGTTGGTGACCAAAATGTTAGAAGCAGATTTTCCTTATTCTGGTTCTACATTTACTAGTATGGCTATCGTTTATGGTGCTCGTAAAAGATGGATCATTACTGTAAATATTGGAGACTCTGAAGCTCATATTGTGTATAAAGACCGAATGCATACTTGTTCGTTATCTCATACATGGGATGATTTAGTTCTTTATAACCGTTATGTTAAATTGGTCGATCGACCTCGTAATGTATGTTATAATCGATGGAATGCTAGTAAGCATCAAGTTTTGGGACCGGATTCTAGTTATAGACCTGTTATGTTGTATGACATTGACCATGAAAAACGGTCTGCTTCTGTAAATCCAGTTGGTGTTGAATGGGTATCCAATCTTTGGAAAAGGTTTAATAAACCTTCCATAAAAAATGGTACTCAATCTGTTAGGGTTTTTCCCAAGAAACATCAGAATTGGGGATCATCTGTTATTATTAATGGTCGTGCAAGGGGACAAAATATGGCCTATTATGGGGACTGTATAGAAAGAGAACTCACTAAAGTTCCTATAGATATGATACATGTCTATATACACGAAATAGAAGCAAAAGAAAACATTATTGGCATTATACAATCGGATGGTGTAGCTAATAAAAGGTCTATAGAAGAGTGTTGGCGTGTTACGAGGTCAACCAGAGACGCTTCTAAATATTTAGAAGGTATGGAGAATGCTACAGATGACATGTCAGCGTGTATGATCGTTTCAGAACCCATTATCGAATGAAGATTCCATATCTAATGCTGATAAATTTCTTTTACATTGTGGGCATTTCTCAGCAGCAGCCAAAGAAGCCGCCATTTGATGTTTACTATTACCTATAATAGCATTTCGAGAAACTTTAGTTGGTAAAACATTAAATGTACAATATATACATGCGACACCAATAGATAGGATAGCCATTATAACTGGACGCCATCTCATAGTATTAGGAAACCTATGCATACATCTCAAATGCCATATGACGACCGATTCCATCAATATAAATATAGATTTATAAAGGTATGCATTACGTAAGAATATTGATGCATATGATTGACCTCGAGACTTTTCAAAGCATTTCTCATAATACATTTTTGAGAATGCCCACAAAGGACCAACGAAGAAAAGCCACTTTGGGAAGTGGTATACACATTGTAATGCCGCAACAATCCAAATCCACCGAAAGCCAAAGACTAATAAAATCAGATAAAGTAGAATAGAAAAAAGATGCAAGTACAAATGAGATTCTACTGGCAGTTGCCATACCACCGCGAAGACGGCCGCGGCTCTACTTACATACATTTCAGCGCGGCCTGCCTTTTCGGCCGATATAGAGCCTATATGCGCATGTTCAGCGGCCATAAAATGCACTAAAGTAGATATAATCAATAAAAGACCAAAAAATATATCTATTTCTATTGACATATTTTGTATGGACGCCATAGCCGCTACTGCAAAGATGGCATGGGCTACTGAAACACATTGACACCATACCGCTTGTTTATCATACATTTTGATCTTGTAGTGATGGTCCTATATATTCGTTTTTGGGATATAAAAACCATCCAAATAAAAAGAATAATATAGCAATAGAGTCTTGAGGTGCCAGATAATCTCTTTCCCAAAGAATATCAGATGTTAATGTAGCTATAGGATGAATACATTCGAAAATAGCCAGACCATCCGGCTTCATAATACTGGAAAAACGCGCCATTAGCCAAAATTTAACACCTGCTGTTACAGCACATGCGCATAAAACAGCCAACCAAGTCTTCATGCTTTTGGCGGCCGTAATAAACAAATAAGATGGGTGAACAAACAATGCCATTAACATAAAAAGGATGCCCTGACCGCCGATTGCACCAATGGTTACAGCGCGGAATTTATTCTTTTTTACAGAGTATAACATCACGAAAAATTCAGCCGAAGCAAAAACATGGGCTATAGACGCTCCTATGGAAGCCCAAACGGCCCATAATTCACTTTTCCAACTGACAGAAGACCAAATAACCAACGTACCACACATGGCCAGTGTTATAGAAAAACATTTCCATTCAGTTAATTGTGTTTTTGTTCGGAAGATGACAACCAATGGTATGAATGTTTGAAAAGACACTGATATTCTATACCCTTCCCATAAAACAGATAAAGTATACATTATAGAAGGTATAACCCAGCCCACAAATGAAAATTTTAACCACCAAAGAGGTTGCTTCTCAGGAGTTTTCTGTCTCAATGAACCCGCGAATAAACAAACAGTCATAAATAACATTCTTAGCCAATGAAGATGTAATATAGATGCATCCGGGTCTATTTTAACCATCCATACTAGCGCATTATCCCAGAAAGCATGACCCACTGCGGCAATGGCCAATGCCAGATACTCCATACCAATTCGATCATTTGGCCTAAATACTGTTTGAAGCAACTTTAATTATTAAACCTATTTAGGGTCGGTTGCCATACAATACATCTTGACGCATGTCGTCCTATAGTACCAAACCAATAACAACAAGATATGATTTTTTTAGAACAGTCGCACAGGCGATTACCGCGGCATGTCTACTTACCATTACAATAGGGTTCCTAGTTGCAGGGACGTACACTGTACACAAGGTCGAAGAAGTGCAATCTACATATCATCCTGAAAAATTAGCCTCTCTTATGAACACAGCGGCCGATACAATGGAAACTCTACACAAAACAACCCATATGTTAGGGTCTGGTAGACAACTGCAACTTTTTGAAGACTTGCATCGGTTAGTAGGAGCAGCTGAAACGATGTCTAAAAGTTTAGATCATATGCAAATGGATAAATTACTTGAAGAATCTCAAACTTGGAGGAAAGCATCCGGGAATTTTTTAAGAGGGATTAAAAACACCATGGACGAGTTCTAAAACTTTAGACCTAAAACTTTAGGATTTCAAGGAATCAATTGTCTAAAACTTTAGGCCTAAAACTTTAGGATTTCAAGGAATCAATTGTCTAAAACTTTAGGCCTAAAACTTTAGGATTTCAAGGAATCAATTGTCTAAAACTTTAGGCCTAAAACTTTAGGATTTCAAGGAATCAAATGTAGTGAGCCCCAAAAAATGTTGTTGAAACAATTTCTAGCAACATTGAAAAAAAAAGTCGGTATATGTTACGAAAATACTGAATTTTTTTGAGTTCAAATATGTTATCACAAATCAAAAACAAAAAAATTAAAACACATCACAGTGATTCAACCAAGAAAATGTCAAACAAAAGAAATGCTGAAGAATTTGAGTCCAATGACGCAAAGCGCCAGAGACCAATAATCGGGGAAGAAAGCAAGACCGACGAGGTTGATGTTAACAATACTGATGAAATGGACTGTCCTTACGACATTTGTGGTGGCGCTCAAGCTTTTGATTCAGATACCTCTGACTCTTTCGTTTCAACAATTTCAGAGGCATTACCCGAAAATTATGCTGGTGAAACCAAACATGAATTCAGTTGGGTCGAAAGAAAAAAAGATATGCAGCAGTTGATAGAACAATTAAACAACCCTAATAACGAGTCGTACCCCAACACCGTTCCAAACAATGAACCGAACGACGCAGTTTTAACAAAGAGAGAATGGTGGTTGGATGAATGTCAACAAAGAGAAAAAATCATTTCGGTCCAACAAAGAGAAAAAATCATTTCGGACATGGCTGTTCTGGCATCGGCCCTGCTCCAGAAATTAGAGGTTCTAATCGAAATGAAAGCAGTCGAAATATGCAATGAAGGTGTTACCACTGTTTCGCTTCCGTGGCTCCTTGACGCCAATACTCTTCTTGACGACATCTGGACCCCTGACGGTCAGCGATGGTGCACGAAATGCCTCGTCACACAACCGGAGAATCAGTATCTATTTCACACGGAAAAAAAATTCTCAGCGCACTGTCTAACGTGTCGTTCGGTTCCCTGTAGTAATTGCAGCAAAGGTTACACTATCGCCCCCTTTAAGCGTTGTCCACGATGTCGAAGAGCAGTGAGTGAAAGCAGGAAGCGCAAACGTGACCAGATACCAGATATTCCAGACGGCCAAATGCACTGCACTGCGTGTTGGAAAGTTTGGCCTGAGAATCATTTTCAAGGGTGCCACGGACGGACAACGAAAAACTGCCAAAATTGTAGGTCAATAAATCAACGCCAAAGGGAAAATCCAAACACAGCCGTAAACCAATGTCGGCAACTGTTCTTGGATTGGAAAAAAGCCCACAGGTGCAAACACTGTGGCACAAACCAGCACATTGAAGCAGACCACTTGCGCGACAAAGTAAAGAACTGCAGTTACTACCCTTACTGGGCATCAAACGGCGGTACAGAAGCACTTAAGGCAGAACTCGCCAAATGTCAAGCACTGTGTCGGTTCTGCCACCGCCTGAAGAGTGCAAAAGAGCGTGGTACAAATGCTTCCGGTACAGTCCGGCGGAAACGGAAAATCGTCAACGCCGAAAAGCTGCGTGTTGGTGCTTGTCAACGAGGGTGTGGACGCAAGGTGACGGCAGAGAATCTCACTGCTTTTGATTGGGCCCACATGGACCGTTCTACAAAGACCACTAACATCTCCACTCTGTGTATGAAGTCGAAGAAGGCCTACTTCAAGAAGCAATGGCCAATCGAGAGACTCAAGTGTGAGTTGCTGTGCTGTATGTGCCACAAAACAGAGACAGATGAAGAAAATAAAATCATTTCCATCAGGAGTTAGAACCGTGATTTGCTCCGTCACGTCATTGGGCAACAGGGAAATCAGCGGGTGACAGCTCAAATGTGTCAGATGGAACGTCGGAAGCGTCTTCCGGACGAACGCTATCGGTTGTAGAGGGAATGTTAGCAGACATATTTATTACAGACATATTTATTATTGGGTTGTAGAAAATCTTAAATTTTTTTAGAAATTTCTAAAACCTAGGACTCATATACTTTACACATATTCTATTTTTTACTATTAAACATTTTTTATAGTAAATAACTACAATGGCTTCCTTTCTTGACAAGCACCGATGCCCAATAACTCATGAAATTATGACAGATCCTGTTTTGGCGCCCGATACGCACAATTACGAGCGTGACGCCATTGTATGCTATCTTCGTACAAATCCCATCTCTCCACTGACACGTCAGCCCATGCGTGTTGAACAATTGATTCCTAATCGTGAGTTGCGCCAAGAGATCGAGCAATTATTGACTACAACCGATACTATTGAGCCTGAGACCAGGATGCAGGATGATTCCGCGGTTTGTACTGGTGAAATTCGAACGTATGATTCTGGTACAAGCTTCCAACGTCAGAAAGTGTGCATTGCCGTTTCCGATGGCGAAGCCGGGCCATTGTCCATTGCTTTTGTAAAAGACATTTCTGGAAGCATGAACCGTGAAGTCGCCACAGCAGAGGGTGAGTCTGACGGCTACAACATGTTGGACATTGCTAGCCACGGTACAAATGTTTGTATCAAATCGTTGAGACCCTGTGACCGTGCGGCATTGGTCTCGTTCAATTCTAGCGCAAAAAAGGTCACCGAACTCCAAAAAATGACACCTGGTAACAAAGGTCTATTACAAGTAAAGTTGGCGGGTCTCAGTCCGTCTGGTTCAACCAATCTTTGGGATGGTATTAAGACAGCCCTTGAAATGCTTCCGGACGATGGGATTGTCTGCATTTTGACGGACGGTGAGCCCACTGTTCGCCCTCCAAAGGGAGAATTGCGCATGTTCAACGAATGGAGAGATGCTCATCCAAATTGGCGCGGCCAAGTTCATACATTTGGGTTTGGATACAGTCTGGACTCTCAATTGTTGGTGGACATTGCCAGGGCTGGCAACGGTCGTTATTCGTTTATCCCTGATTCATCATTGGTGGGCACTGTCTTTGTTCACTTTATGGCCAATATTCGCACAACATACGCTTCGGAATGCCTTCTTTCTGTCGAAACAGAGGGCGTTATTACGGGAATTGGCCCACATACCAAAACTTCATGGGGATATCAAATTCCTATTGGTCCATTGATGTTTGGACAGCGCCGTGATTATTATTTAGAGTCTCGCAGTGCTATGACCTGCACGATAGAGGGAATTGACTTGGTAGAGTCCGAGGAAGGCGAGGTATCCTCAAGATATTGGCCGGAGCAAGAGGAGCGGCAGCGCACCGCATTGGCTATCTACGATTCTTTGAGAGTTCGTCCAAATTTGGAGCAATTTGCCAGTACAGTCTACTGTCCCAAGCTATTAGCCGATATCACCGGTCAATGGACTGAGGCTATGAAAATCGACCATTTCAACCGCTGGGGGCGTCATTATTTGCCGTCATTGGCCGGCGCCCATTTGACCCAGACTTGCAACAACTTTTTGGACAAAGGTATTCAAACCTATGGGGGGGCGCGTTTTCATCAGCTGCGAGATGCCTTTGACAAGATCTTTAATGAAATGCCAGCTCCAAGAGCTACACTTCGCCAGCAAGTGGAGCAACGAGCTTACTCTAGAGGTGTAGCCATGAGAGCCGCTCCAACGACGATGGCCAGCTACAACGATCGTGGTGGACCATGTTTTCCCGGTTTCTGCAAAGTGAAAGATCTGTCTCACAAAGAACATACGCTTGCGAGTGTGAAAAGGGGTGATAAAATTCTAGCACCTGGTGGTTATGCCACTGTCCAATATGTTTTGAAAACGATGTGCCCTAGAGGTTTTGCCAAGGTGGTACATATTCAAAGTTTATATGCGACTCCTTTTCATCCGATCAAGCCTAATCACGAGTGGATCTTTCCGTCCACCATTGGAGATGCTGAAGATATACCGTGTGAAGCCATCTATTCGTTAGTATTGGACAAACCTTCCTGTTATATTGAGGGTATCGAGTGCATTGGCCTTGCACACGGGATCGAGAACGATCCAGTCGCGACACATGCCTTTTTTGGAACAGATCGCGTCAAACAAATGCTGGAAATATTGGATGAGAATGAATCGGGACTGGTTGTACTACCAGGACCAGAAGCTATTCAGAGAGGCTCTGATGGGTTAGTGTGTGGATTTGTAGTTTAAACAAAATAGTTTTCAAACAAATCGATTATTCTCTGTTAATATTATTTCTATTGTACACATATGTGTGAAATTGTGGTTGTTCATTAAATGTGAAAAAACCAGCGATCGCTGAAACAACATTTCTCAATAATCCCGGCTCTGACCCTAGGGATGAAAACACCTCCATAAACTCCACATCCTCCTCTGGCGAACCATTCAAAAAAACACTCGGTTCGAATATAGATTCTACATTAGGATCGTCGTCACCCGCCCCATAACCATAGTAATGCCACGTCTCGATACGAGCGTACTCACCGTCGTCATCAACTTGATCTCCCAATGGCCATTCACACTCTGTTTTGTAACCAGTTCCTAAAAAACAAGGACTCAGTGGGTCCAAAAAGTTCTCGTACGGATGGTCAACTACTATATTAATATCAGACATACCGTGTGCCGTGTACGAGTTTTGATGTGCATGAAAAACGTCGTAACGACCTACAGGACTTGTTTTATAAAACTTCCATAATGGATACCACATTTCAATAAGATTTGGTAAAGGAGTGTCGCACCAATCGGCGAGAGAAAGCGACAACATTAATAAATCAAGACCACTCGAACCAATCTCCTTGGAGTAGTACCCACCTGGTTCGAGTGCTAATTGACGACCATTAGCAAGACGAGTGGCTCCAAAATCGATGATATAAAACGTTCCATTTTGATGCATTATATTTCCAACGTGTAAGTCACCATGTACAAAGGATAGTTGACGATTTACTTCTTCAAGTGTTGTAGCAACTGCGAACAGAGCATCTTTCGCCAATTTCGCAATCTCCGTCGTATTACCCGCTTCGTATAACCGTAATAAAGTGTGAGCAAGATTATCTTGTAGATATTCCATGCCTATGACTGGAGTATCTGTGATATGATTTTTTTGCAAGAGTCTAAGTTTGGATGCTTTTGTTGGACCTTTTCCCTTTTTTGCCTGATAATGTGCAAGGAAATACGTTTTTGGAAATCGTGCAGCTTTGAGAGTTCTTAATGTTTTTAACTCGTCAAACATACTATCTAGATAGTATTGATTTTCTATTTCTTGAACTTGATAGGGTTTTTCTAAAGTAGGTAGTATCGCTTTGACTGCAATTTCTTTTCCTCCTTTTTCTTTGGCGGAGAGTGTAATACCAAATTCTCCGCGAGCGATGATTTTTTTCAACGTGTATGTCTTACCATCGACCATAAATTGTGATCGGGAGAGGATTTCCATGATATGTTTGTAGAAAGCATGGTTATATATGTTAAATACACTAATTATACACATCTTCCAAACATGAACGTTCTCCTCAAATACGCTTCTAATCTTTATTCTCATCTTCCCAATCAACATCTGTCATTTCACCAGTGCTTTTATTATAAACGCCAAAAAGCTCACCCTCTGTGTCTAACAAAATAATACTGACAGACATGTCTGCATCCGTCTCAACATGATACCATTCTTTTTCAGGCAATATAAAGTATTCAACGTGGCGGATTTCGATCCTTTCGTATGTCCGATAATCGTCTTCAAATGGCCAGTTGGGATCACTGGAACCTAGAACGTCCTGAGACACCAGTTCTAGGTTCTTCAGTCTCTTGTTCTCATATTCCAAGTGTACGATGGTACGTCGATGAGAGTCTACCTCTTTTAGCAGTTTTCTGACCTCTTTTCGCAGTTCTTGAACCTTTTTTTGTAGTTCTTGGTCGTGGCTCTTCGTCTTTTTGATCAATGACATTTTTTTGATACATTATAAAAGCATTTTATAGGTTATTTTTATTATTTTTTGAAGTTTAGTCATTTCTAAAGATCTTTTACACGTGTATCAATGTAGTTTGGGAACCCATTGTTACACGCAAATTTGGGTCAATAAAGTTTTTGTCATGTTTTTTACTTGATCATTATTATTCTCTGTTAAACGGTATATACTTTGTACTGTTTATCTTCATAGAAAGGTGGTCAATGTGTGTTTTGGCTTTTGGGTGAATTATCAGTTGGAAGGGCCGCACCCTTTGATTTTAATGTCTTGTAATTTTCCTATTCTCATGCCTATAATGGCTACAATGGATGTCTTGCAATGAGTGCCGATTTTAAATGTCTGTTCAAAACATTTTTCGGGAATTGTAGCATTTTCGTCCAGTTCATAAATACAAACATCCATCCCTGACTTTAGAAAAGCCCTGCTCGCCGCTCTTACGGTTTTGTCGCCGATTGTGATGAAAATAGAACTCGTAATGCTTTTTAGTTTTGGTATTGAGATTTTTAGTTCTTTATTTGGATCGAATATATGGGTTAAATTTACTAAAGCGCGGATATCGCGGTCGGTGGCCATCGAATTCTGCACAAAATGGTCTTGCGAATCGTTTGCGGCAGTGTTTGTGCCCAAAGGCGTCATGGTTGGTGGTTGGGTCTGGGTTGACATATTTGTAAAGAATGTTTGGTATGGGTTTTCTTGGTGTGTGTGATATTTAGAAATTTCTGGAAATATTTTTTGGAAAATCGACAGGAAAATCGCAGGAAATTCAGCAACATCTCTAAAGTTTTCGTTGAAATTACAAAGATCATTCAATCCGAAAAAAAATGGGGAAGCTCTTTCCTGGTTTATGGCAAGTCTCCTACAGTGACGACTACGAAGACGGTATTTTCAAAGAAAAATGGCGTCTAAAGCTTTCAAATGGAAAAAAGAATCGTTTTATCGTGGAGAGAGAGCTTGAGGACGGGTCTTTTGTACATATACATCGGAGGAACGAGTTATCCTGGAATAAATTGACAAGAAATTGGTCTATGTACACAAGTATGTCAGTCATTCAGGTTGTCGAGTTTTGTGAAGCTTAGTCGCAAGATTTACTATAAATACATTGTTTGTATCAATAAATGGACAATTTACCGAATGAAATGATTATAACTATTTTATCTTTTTTATCTGTTTATGATCTTCATGTTATTTCTAAAGATCTTTTACACGTGTATCAGTCCAATGTAGTGTGGAAACCCATTGTTACACGCAAATTTGGCGCCATAGACTCTACCAATTATTTTAAGGAATATACCTGGCAATTAAAACTAAAAAAGCACCAATTTTATTATAAACGTCATTTTACGTTGGGTTGTGTCGGTAGGACCACACCACCCGTTAAAGAAGATTGGCCGCCCGCATTTTTTTAACCCAGGTCTCTATTGACCAAGTAGATTAATATTCTCTCTAGTACGATCGACAAATTCGGTGTATTGGGGTAATCTTCCAGGATACCATTTTGCAATTCGTCAAAAAATTCAACATCTTTCTCTTTCTCGTATGCCACCTCATACTGCTTTAAAATTAGTTGAATATCGTTTTTATTGTCTATATCCTTGTAGAAATTATTGTATACTACGCTATTCATAATGTAGGCGGTATATTACTTAAATACTCTCTTTTTTCAGGAATATTTTTTGATACCAATCGGGCTTATTGCCCGCGTGCCACTTCATCTCCCATTCTTTGCAAAGATAATACTTACGGTAGGTTTCGACCGCATTAAGACGACCATTCGTGTATACAGCACAGCTTTCAAAGTATTGGTCATTTATAGCGCAGTCAAAATATTTTATACCGTTGGGAAGACCTTCGTAAGCGCGCTTGTTTTCGGGCGGTGTATACGTTTCTTCACCGATATTCTCCGGGGCTCCAAGAGCCTGCAAACGCTCTAAATGAGCACAACACGCATGTATTTTGCCGTAACGTTTGTAGTACTCGTCAACGAGCGCGAAAGCAAGGTTTAAAGTCCAATTGTAATGTTTGGGATCAGCTCTAACCCAAACAGACACAGGATGGTTTTTGTGGGTGGGTCTGTATGGGTCATTAAGTAATGGGTCGAGTTCTGGAAGTGGAAACACATCTCTACCGAACCACCATGCAGAATAGAGCATTTGTGTGAGCTCTAGTATCATTTTGATACAATGTTTGTCGCAGTGGTTGGCGGCACATTCTTTGAGGGTGGTGGCCAGTAAGAATAGATTCATGATTTAACTAAATTTAGAAATAGTTCTAAAAATGATTTAAGAGACATTCCTAAAAAAACGATTTATTTTTTAAGTGTAAATGAACGGAACATCGCTTTCGAGGAGTCTAGTTTGGACTCGGTCGCTGGGAAAGGACCGAAATTCTTACTTAGTTTTCCTACAGCTACGTTCAAAAGGTTTTGGACAGCTTCTATTTCTGTTTCTCCTATTAGCCTCTGTAATTCATTATGTACAGCATTGACTTGTGCCTTTGGTACTTCAAAACGACATTGAAACCCGTAAGGTTTGATCATCTTTATGGCACATTGATTCAAAAAGGCATCAACTGCTGGTGCTACAGTTCCTCGATGGGTCGTGATATCGTCCTTGGATGTGGGTTCATGCAACTGAGGAAGCCACCCGCCTGTTATTTTAAGGATTTCAAATATCGTATAAAGCTCACGAAGAACGCATAGAACAACTTCTTCGGACACTCTGGCATACGCTTTTTCTAACGTTGTCTTTTCTCCTGCTCCTAAAGCTCCTATAAAATCAAAAACAGCTCCGCGCAGGGGCGCCAATAAAAAGTCAGAGAGGACGATGTATTTCGCCGCGCCCTCGTACCAACACATGAATATAGCCTGCTCAGTTCCTGTCACGTACAATTCGATAGCAATTTGAATAAAATATTTTAACCAAAGTTTCGGGCGTGCCAGAGAGTAATGGGACGACACTGGACATTTAATTTCTACGACAGTGGGCACGCCATTGTAATTGCATTTCCCATCGGGGATACAGACCACAGACGTGTCATTAATATTGAATGTAAAACGAGGTAGGAGGTATTCGATCTCTTCAACTGTGTAAGCCGATTTATATCCACGGATTTTCTCAACGACAGACAGCATTTGTTGGACGACTGGACCCTTTGTGCGCATTTCGCTGTAGGAAGCCAGTGTCCAATCTTTACGTCGGTCGTTAAACGGATTTTCAGCGTTACTCGATTGAATGAGTTCCATTAATGGTTGACGCAATGACTTTAACATATCAGTAGCAACCGCCTGCTCTTTTAAAAGATAAGGGGACTGTTGTTCACGTGCCATGGACTTATCATCTTCCGAAAGAAGCTTTTGACGTAAAAATTCCATCAAATTTTCGAAAAATAGTGTCGTATTAGAGGCAAGTAACCAATAGGATTGTTTATAAAACCGAAGGATATCTTTCGAAAGATATTCAAAAAATCTTTCGAAAGCGTTTTGGCCTTGAACGTTTTCGATTCTCTCCTCTGTTTTTAAATGATGGAGAGCATCGTGTTCAAAGACATGACCCTTTGAAAAGACCGGTCCCAAAAACGCCATATTCAATGGAGGTTGACGCTTACCGCTTGGTGGAAGGACAGGCAAACTCTTACTACCTTCACTAAAAAGGCCAGTCAATACCGAAGGAGATATACGCTTCATTATACTTTTAATATTATCGATATTATATAGTGATTAAATTTGTTAATCAACTGACGTCAAAATAATAGTATTTAAAAACACTCTATATTTTTCAAATGATTGTAGATACTGACCATCTACCAGATTGGGTAATTTGGACACTTATTGGTGGTGGGGTTCTAGTCTTTATTCTTGTTATATGGGCGATTGAATATATCATTGGATGTTTGACGTGCGAACCATGTAGGAAATGCTACAAGAGAATTTGCCAGATTGTATATGTTTTATGCTGCTGCTGCCTTTGCCATCACAAAGAAAACAATGAAATTGAATATGCTGTTATAGATGAAAGAAATCCAATCTAACCGGGTTGCGTGTGTATCGAAATTAGAGGCTCATCCGTAATTAAATATAAAAGCATCATGTCTATTTAAAAATGCAACCCATTGTGATTTTTTTTGTTTATTGTTGTCTGGTTGCTGTTGTCCTATACATAGTATGGCAATGTGTATTCGAACCTATCAGAAGAAGCAGAGAAGAAAAAGTCCGTACATTTACTAGATTAAACGAAGTCGATATCGAGACAGGAGATATCCAACTCGAAGAAGAAAGATTACAAAAAGTAGATTTAGATTCAGACGAAATAGACGAATTAATTTAATATTGTTAATAGTTTTGGTCCTACCGACCACCTTTCAATTCTTGAGCACATGTCTGAGAATGTTCAGGGACGCAGCGTCCAAAATGGCTTCCGCTTCCAATTGTGAAAGCCAACGCCCATCCCGGATCTCGCACAATCCCTTAATAGCCTCCATTCCGTTCACATCAATGCCCGGCAGATATTGGTAGTACCCAATTGGGCAAAACCAGTTGGTCATTTTGCGGCGGCGTTCGGCCTCGGCTCCCCAAAAAGCTTCCATTTGACCTCTCTCGATGAGAAGCTCGTACGTTTCGTTAAGCTTTTTGCGCCCAGAATCGGGCGAAATGTACTCAACGGGTCCTGTTGGACGCAAATGTTCCTCCAAAAAGTCCTTGGGGACGCCAGACTCTTCGAATCCTTCTTCAAGAGCGGTCTTGCCGGCATCTGACCCCCTTTTGATGCCTCCACGAACGATTTCATCGACAAGAAAGGGGCGACCGTCTTTGTCTCCGGTAAAGACCAATTTGGTGTAATCGGCGCACAAATCCAAGAAGAATTCAGTGCGACCATCGGGCAATTCACCGACGATCTTCTGCGCCATGGCCTTCAGAGCCTTTTTGTCGACTTTTGGGAGTCCTTTCCTGTCGAGCTTTGGCTTGCCAGCCCCGTCAAGTTCGATGCAAGTGTCGAGCAAGACAAACACCGCATTTGCCTCTGATTGTTCAGGCCAAATACATTTTGGAACCCATTTCTTTGCTAGGCAAGCGGCGACCATCGCGTCGGATTGTTCTTTTGTCGAGAAGATGAACGGTTCTCCGTTCTTCATTGCGCATCCCGGGACGTGCAATGGTTCTCTTTTGCCTTCTGGGTCCAATGGGACCAAAAGAATGTTGTGGGCGGGTTGTTGCCAGAATTCTCCGGACCATGCTTGCTTAAGCGTTTTGTCGGATCCAGGCAAGAAACCATCTCTTGTGCGATCACCGGTCCCGACCCAAATATGGGGAGTTCCTGGACCCATGGCCCCTTCAGACAGTGCCAGAACGTCTTTGGATCGAATTGCGATGCCAATGCCGCTCGGGTTGGGTTTTGTGGCTCCAGTCTTGGCTCGCTTGGGGGGTGAGGGCTGGTTGTTGCTAGTGTTCATGGCAGACATGTTTGTAGTATGTGAATAAGAATGTTATATCAATCGTTTAGGAAATTCCCTGAAATATTTAGGAAATTCCCTGAAATATTTTTTAGTCCATCAATCAGTACTCTAAAACTTTAGACCATCAATCTTTAAAACTTTAGGCCTAAAACTTTAGACCATCAATCTCTAAAACTTTAGGCCTAAAACTTTAGGCCATCAATCTCTAAAACTTTAGGCCTAAAACTTTAGACCATCAATCTCTAAAACTTTAGGCAATCTCTAAAACTTTAGGCCTAAAGTTTTAGGCCATCAATCTCTAAAACTTTAGGCAATTAATCAGTACAAGTGTACCGACCATGGACTTCACAATCTTTGATTTTTTTAAAATTAAATGTCAATATATTCATCTGTAAAACTATAAGGACTTTCTGAGTAACGATTTTCATTATTATTTGCTTGTGACGTGGGCTGAACGTTATGCTCTGTAGTGGCCAATGGTTCAGTTATTTCATCATAGTTAGTTCCTAAATCTAAAATAGGGGTGAGCCTGTCAGATGAACAGCAGCAGCCCATATTATTAATGATGTTTCACTTTTATATTCTTTAAATTTATACCTATAAAAGGTTGACACACCAGTTATATGTTTCAGCAGCTAGTTGGAAAAAAAATCTTATTTGAATCGGCCGAACCAAAGCGGAAACGTGATCCATTGAGTATTTCATCTTCTTCAAAGAAGAAAAAACACCGGACTCCTATCGAAAAGCATTTTAAAGCTTTAAGGAAAGCTTTAAATAGATATACGAGATCAGTGTCTGGCCAAGGAATCGATGACTTATTGCAACAATTACAAGGTGAGTATTTGAATGCCAAGAGTCTGAAAAAGGGACCCGTCGAGCCAATTGTTGTTATTTTATCTAATATGCGAAGGCTCCTTTTAGAACAGAGGCCTGTGTCAGCGGCGCATGATTCACCATTGGGAATTTTGTGGTCGGTTCTCAAAAAGCCATTACCGGGCGAGATAGTTAAATTGGAAGATTTGCCTGTAGATTCTTCTGATGATGAACTTGTAGAATTGTCTGTCGATCATTGTGAACATGGATGTCCGGCGCCCGAGTGCGGCGAATGTGGTCCATCCTCTATTAATAGGGATATTGAGACACCGGCGGGTCCCCCTCGCTCTCGTAGGTCCACAAGGTCTACGAACAAAGTTGTAAGAACTGACGGTAGATTATATCTTGTTAGATTGTGGGGAAAGCGGTTGACCAAAAATAAACTAACTAAAGAACTGGCCCAGCTTGGTCCTAAGGGTAAGTTGTTAGAATTGCATGGACAAGGTGCAGCGACTTATACATTTAAAGACCCTGAAAAATCTACTCTCAAGTCCCCGGGTATCGTTCTTCAAAAAGATGAAGTAGAGATTGAGGCTGTAGAAGCCGTCTCGACCCCTGACGCTCTGGAAAATCAAATGTTAATTGAAGTGCAATGGGATCCAGATCCTAAATGGCATTTATGTCTATATTCAACTCGATCTGGATCCCCTGAAGTTTGTATGATCAGTGAACTTCCTATATCGGATGCCCCCTGGGCAGCATACCCGTTTGATCAAAATGAAGACGAATGGCGTTACCCAATATATCCTTCTTTTGTAGAAACGGACGAAATAGCTGTTTTGGCGGCCGAAGGATCTTTATTTGGAGGCAGAATCGCTACAGTTATGGAAAAGGAAGATGATCATTCCTATGTTGTTGAATGGAAAGACCGTCGCCCATCTGATCCTAAAAACTTTGAAATCGACTTGTGGTATGATCGTGCGGAGTCTATATTCATTGATCATCAAGATTCTGACGGCGCTGAAGATTTGGGCGATGAATCTGATGACGAAGATTTCTTATTTGACGACAAGGAATCACTGGACTATCATGGCGAACCGTATAAAATCAGTGCCCAATATTCGAATCCGGATACAGGTGAACATTCCTACGATCTTACACACCGTGTGACTGGCGATGTTCTCAGTGATATTAGTGAGAAAGAGATAGCCGAACGTTGGGAACCTGATTTTAAACCAGGAAGCTCTGTTGTATATCAAGATTCTCCGGGGACAGTAGAAGATATTGATTATGAAACCGGCGAGTATATCATAGAACTCGACGATGCCCCTGAAGGTGAAACTGTCCGTGCTCCTGCAGATGCAGTGACACTGCTTGAGCTTTGTACTATCGATGTGGGTACAAGGGTTATTTTCAACTACAGGGATGATTACAAAGTCGTTTCGAATCGTCATAAGTATACAGTAATAGGTCCCGATGGCGATGTTCACACCGATATTGATGATATTGAACTCAACGAAAATTGGAAAATCAAATTGGTCAAGAAAAAAGGTCATCCTGACAAAAGGGTCGTTTTCCACGTTATTGGAACAAAGCAAAAGAAAAAAGGCTCAGAATACAAAGAATACTATGTGTATACTCTCAAAGAAGGGGGCACCCCTAAAGAGATGGTGTCCAAAAGTAAGAATTACATTTCTAACCACAACTTGGCTAATTTTTTGGCTGTTGGCGATGAATCTGCTGGATCTGATGTTGACGATGGTAGTGAACGAATTGTTTTTGCTGCCGGTGAATTGGTTGATGTTATTTTGGGCGGAGATCGTACTGCCCGTGGGCGCGTTGTGCGTTTAATTCCAAACGAAGACCAAGATAAAGAAAAATATGAAGTGAACATTGACGGTGAAGTTTCAGAATATGATCCTGGTCAGTTGGATAGAGCTAATGCTGTTCAAACTGAACCTGAAGACTCGGAAGACGACTACGAGATACCTGAAGACGTGCCTTCTGGTTCATCTTCTTCCGAGTCTGAAATATCTGGAGACGATTCGGATGTAGAAGACGACTCTCACTTTAAGGTCGGCGAGACTGATGATTCCGGTGAAAGTTTACCGGGAAGTTACGTTCAATTCGTCGGCGATAAAAGCGGTGAAATTTTTGAAGTTATTAAAGCTGAAAACAATGTCTACACGGTAGTTTCTATTTTTGAGGAAGATAATGAGATTGAAGATGTGTCTGTGGACAATTTGGTGGAATACACGCCTGCTTTTAAGGAAGGCGAAGGTGTCATTTGGGATGGAACGCCGGTTTTGATCAAAAAGGTGAATGGTGACGGCACTTATGTTTTATCAAATGGTTCTAAGGATATTGCCGAAGATGAATTATCACAAGCAGAAATATTTTCAAAGAAGGATTTGGTTCATATTATTGGCGAAAATGGTCCAGAAAAGGGAATCTTCAAGGTCTTAAATCTTAAAAAGGGTCAGTACAGACTGGAGAATATATTTGACAAGACTGACAAGAGAACGGTTGAAATAGACGAAGTAGACAAGGCTGAACCTGAATACGCCGTGGGTGAATTAGTGCAGTTGTCAGGCTGGGCAGCTCCTAAAGAGATCGTAAAGGTGAATTCGAAAAAATTCACTTATAAACTAAAGGGAGATAAGACATGGTACAAGGAGATAGACTTACAGCCCGCTGAAAATCAAGACGAAGATACAGACGAAGAAGACGAAAATTCGGGCCCGGAAAAAAAGTGATAGTCGATAGCAAACGAATAAAAGTATAAATATTAAAATAAATCCATTATATATGCACATTGTAACTTTATTTGGTAATAATCAATCGGGAAAGACATCTCTATGTTCTCAATGGAAAGGTAGCCCTGTCACTTCTAGTTATGTAACTACAATAGAGGTGGTACAATATGAATTTGAAGGTATAATCGTCAACGATACTCCTTCTTGTGCGCGATTCCCGTTTGATTTAGAACGTTTATGTCTAAAAACTGACCTTTTTGTACTGGTAGTTAATGAAGATAATGAAGATCAACATTTGTACGAGCAATTGTCTACTGATTGGCCTAGACGTCAATGGCTTTTGTTATTAAATGGTCCTGGTCCGTTTTTGAATATGCGTTTATGGGCATTATCTAATGATATCCGTGTTTACCAATTAGATGTTAAGACTGGCCATGGTGTTTTGGATGCATTGACAAATATCCGCGAAGCGTTGGAAGTTATTGTTCCTCGTTCAAATTCTCTGGATTTGACAGCCGATCCCCGATTATTGGCTCCGCGTTTGATTCCTTTTCTGGGTGTTTTATATTCTTCGTGTGTATGATGTCTTCAATATTTGGTAATTCTGTGGAGGGCCTAACTGTTTCAAAGTATGCCCCATTATTCGTATGATGTCTTTCTTGTAATAAGAAAGGTATTTTTTGGAATTCAAGCTCTAAAATTCTCCAATGTCCAGTTTCAATTGTCTGGTCCATAAGCCAATGTTCTAATCTATGAATGGATTGTCCATAGTCTTCTCTATTCCATAATATGTTGGAAGAATACATATATCTGAGTCCATCTGCGATTTTGATCAACTCGTCGGCCTGTTTGGTTTTCCACTGTATATATGATAAGCTAGCTGCTCTTAAAGCTCTTTGAGATAGTGTGTACATAGCTTTATCATTTGTTTCTGTGTTTATTCCGACTGCAATTGTACATAATTGTTGCAGTGTCTCTGCCTTTAGGGCTTGTCCGCTATGCCAGTTTGGCGCCATAATTTTATGATTCATGTATGGTAATTTCCATTTCCAAGAGGTTGCAAGCGCCTCTGATTCTTTTGCTAGTATTACCGCCTTTTTGAAATACTTGTTGGCCGCCTTGAACTCTTCTTCTTGTATGGACAAATTTCCAAGTTCAACGTGTAATTGAAAATTCACTACTGTGGGCATGATGGCTTCAAATATCCAACATGCTGAGGCCAGTTCTTCGTGGTCCACTGACCATGAGAAACAAGGTTGTTTTTCGATGACGTGTCCGGGCAATTTTTCAATTAATCCTTTTATATCTTTAGTGTATTTTGTCAAATGAGTTATGAGTTTTTCGCGATCATTATCTGTAGAATCACCGTCTTTTTGATCTAGAAATTGTTGTATTGATATTCTTTGTCTTGTAAGAGATATAGATTCCGGAAATGAATAGTCGAGTATTTTTTCGAATTCTATTTGGTTGTGGATATGAATATCCATCTTAGTGGCGACTGTCTACCTTCTTATATAGATTGTTTTCCATATATATGACACAAATGTGAAAAATATATATCAAATAGATGTTTGTTCAAACAATGAGTAAACGCCGACGAGTACATCTTTCCACAACTATTTTTGATCCTGTTCATCGAGAATATGAGCTAGGGCCAGAAATCATTGATATTATAAATAAAACCAAATTTCAAAGACTTCGACGTTTAAAGCAATTGGCCACTGCTCATTGGGTATGGTTGGGCGCAACTCATACAAGATTTGAACACTCTATTTCTGTGGCTTATTTGGCCGGTCATATGGCTAAAAATTTACAGCGAAAACAGCCGGAACTAGCCATCACAGATAGACAGATTGTATTGGTACAATTGGCCGGACTCTTGCATGATGTTGGTCATGGACCCTTTTCACATCTCTTCGACGATGTATTTTTGGCCGATAATGAAACACCCATGGCACATCATGAACACAGATCCGTCGCAATTGTCGCACTATTACTTAAGGATTCCGACTTTGAATACAGCCCGGAAGAAATTACGTTCGTTCAGTCATTGATTGCCCCAGGAACTGGTCAAGATGGATTCTTTTGGGAAATTGTTGCCAATCAGGTCAATCATTTGGATGTTGATAAGATGGAATATATTAAAAGAGACGCCCGAGCATGTGGACTTTCTCAAGGCGGTTTTGACACCGATACCATGCGTATCATCAATGCTGCTAGAGTGATTGGTGGTCATATATGCTATCATCACAAGGTCTATGAAGACATCTATAATTTATTTCAAACGAGATACAGATTACATACGACTGTTTATCGCCATCCTGCAGTTGTTGCTATTCATCATATGGTATCTGATGCACTCAGATTAAGCGGAATAGAACTAGAAAAATCCATACAAGACATTGAAACGTTTTGTCAATATGATGATACTATTCTCGATAGACTTCGCTTTTCAACGGAAAACAAAGATTCGCAAAAAATTATACATAGGATTGATCAAAGAAATCTGTATAAAGTCGTTGACACGCACAGAAGACCAAAACCATGGCCTTCTTTACCAACTGCAAAAGCTTTGGCGGAAATAGAACCAGACCTGCCTCTAGAAACTATTATAGTAGACAATTCGTGTGTTGGGTTTATAGGAAAGGAAGATGGTCATCCGATGGACAGTTTAAGATTTTACGACTCACAAAAACCCAATAAATCTTTTACGGTAAAAAGAAGATCTGTTTCAACGCTATTGACTGCTCGATATTGCGAATATTGGACTAGGATTATAGTTAGAGACACTGAATACAAAGATATTGCGGCAAAGGCCTGGAATTCTTGGAAGGCGAGTATTTAAAGTATTATAAATAAATTCAATGCAAAAAATAAAAATTACTATTGTAGGAAATCAAGATGTTGGTAAAACGTCCATTTTATTTGCATATTTAGACAAGTCCCTACTCAATACTCGCACAACCCTTGGTATAGATTTTTTCACAAAGACATCGCATCTAGGTGAGGACAGACTTAATATAACGCTATGGGATACGGCCGGAGCTGAAAGATTTAGAGCTCTTTCAGCTCAATATATGCGTGATTCTGATATTATTATTCTTACATACGATTTGTCCAAAAGAGTTTCCAATTTGCCATATTGGATGAGACAAGTTGAACAACATAGACCTAAAGTTGTTGGTATTTTAGGGAATAAAATGGACATTACAAAGCTCAATACAGAGGATTTACACGATATGTTGTATCCATGGACACGACAAAATTGGAAAGTTATCACTGGGACATGCTCGTCAAGGGATTCTAAATCTGTGAAAACTTTCTTTAGAAGATGTCTAAAAGAAGTTACAAAAAGGGATTTAGACGAGACCTTTGAACTGCCAAATATAACATTACTGCCAGAAAAGCCACAAAATAGAACATGTTGCACTTAATCCAAGATTTTCTTCGAAATAGGGTATAAAGGGCAGAAAACAAATATCAAAATGTCAGCCGCATCATCTACTTCTAAGAAAATCATCGCCAAAGCCCCAAAGAAAAGCCGTAAAGAACGTCGCCACGAAAAGGAAGTCACCGCACTTCGTGAGCGAACATCTAATATTTTGCCAGCCACTACCTTTAAACGTATCGTCATTCAGGAGGCTCAAAATCATGCCAGCTCACGTCTCCGTTTCAATGCGGATGCCATCAACGCATTGCAAGTTGCAGCAGAAACGGAAATCACCAATATTTTTAGTGGAGCTGCATTTTGCGCAGAACTAGGAAAACGAGATACAGTCACTGTAGAGGATATGCGAAACTTCCAGGCCATTCGCAACCTATAATTTTCATAAACTAAACGAAGTATTTAAACCTTAACCCCAAATATTAATGTCTATTTTAAATTGCTCTACTAGAGTTACTATTGTAAATTGTACAGGACTACCCGCATCATTCACTTTTAAACCAGATAACACCCACATGAGGTTACAACCCTTAGATTCCGCACAAGTTAATGCTTCCGTTGATACAAATGCGTCCACCATTACCGAATGGTTCCAAGAATGGGTACATCTTATCAGTTACGGACCGACGTATAACAAATTAGATTGGCAAATAGATGCAAATTCACAAGCTACAGTCAGATTCGAAGTAGAGAAGCCCATGAACGTTTTTATGAAATGGTCAGACCCGTCAGTATCATGGGAAAAACAAGGACAGGGACAATGGAATATTGACATAACCAAAGCCATTGATGTCACCATTTACTTAAGAGCAGAATTAGGACAATACATAAAAAGTGCATCACTTAAAGGACCCGCGCAAATAAAGTCGGTTGAACTTAAACCATACCTTGAAATAGGCTGTGATGACGAAATACCATTTATTATCGAAAAACAACCCGTTGCAAACATGTTCTGGTCCAAACAAATAAACCTAGACCAAATAGTCAATCCAAATAATGATTAGGTATGCAGTCATAATAATTTTCTAAAGTTTTAGGTCTAAAGTTTTAGGTCTAAAGTTTTAGGAATTGACCATCAGATTTCTAAAAGTTTAGGAAAACCAGATTTCTACAGGTTTGAATAAGGTAGAGAAACAGTAGATAATACACATAGTTGTTTGAATATATCTAAAATTTTAGGAATTGACAATTTCTAAAAATTTAGGAATTGACCACCAGATTTCTAAAAGTTTAGGATTTTCTGAGTTTCTAAAAGTTTATCCTATTTAAAACTTTATTTTACACTATCAACATGAACCCAACAACTACAACACCACCGACTACTAAGACACCTACTACACAAACACTAATGAAAACATCACCAAACGCACAGAAATCGGCTCACGGTGTCGGATACGGGTAGTTTATCAGTGTGTAAAGTCCATAAAAGATAAAAGAATTTTAGGTCTATAGTTTTAGGAATTTGTCTTTAGATTGTCTAAAGTTTTAGGTCTAAAGTTTTAGGTCTAAAGTTTTAGGAATTGACATTTACCTAATTATTTGTCGCCATGCCCGACAAGGCATTCCCAAAAATAATCCATCCTAAAAATGTCTTTGAAGTCAATGACAATGCACAATACGCCATCTCAATAGCAGCATTCTTTGAAGCCTTACGAGCCTTAGAATCTGAGTTTTTAGTGATACACAGGTCTACTAGTTGTACAAGACCAAACCCACTGTATAGAACACCAATAACTACAACAATAGCATAGACGAAATCAGGTGGTAAATTTGGATCTGTACCCGCGGCTTCGGCATTTTTCTTAGACATTTCGATGGTAAATCCAAATTGACGACCAAGGATAAACCAAACCCCACCCATAGATACCCAACCAGACAAATGTGCGATCCATGCCGCTTCTTTATCCACAGACTTTATTTTCTCCGCTACCAACCCCTGGAGCATAGTCACTGCGGTTAAGAATCCAATACCGATGATTACTAACCGCTCCCATACACCCAAAACAAGCGCGATGGCTAATTGCATAAGGGTCGCGCTAACAGCATACTCAATCATTCGCAATGTATTGGTTCCATCCTCTAAAACTTCCTTGGCATAGTTTTTGCGAGTGCATCTGAGTTTACAACATTCTACATTCCATTCTGCCATGGCCAGCGCCTGGAATGCGAATGAAAGAAAGTGAAAAACAATGACAAGCCACCAAAGTGACAATTCTGAAGTTTCTGCACTTTCTTTTGAGACACACCATTCATCGGAGACTTTGAATGCTCCAGAAGGACAAGTGCCGTTAACCGGTGGATTCCACGGTGCATAATTTTCAGACAATTTAAAGACTTGCTGCGAATCGTCTGAAGCTGCATAGAGTCCTAATGTAGCCCCTGCATTAATTAAATGTACTAACGCGGCTATCCAGTTCACCGACCAAAAAGCGGGAGCCCCCTTGCACGGACAACATTTTTCACGTAAACTTAACTTTTTTTTATAATTTCCCCAACAACTAAGAAGATTAGACATAATATTTAAAAAAAAAGTATTGTTTTATACTGTCAAATCACATCACTCGAATAATTGTTCAAGTGCGTAATCTTCACCATAAAGACGAACATTAATTATATAATCCATTAAAGGAGAAAATAAGTCCTCCGATCCAGCCGTTAAAGCATAGCGATAATTGCCTCCTTCTTCGCCCCAAGTTCCTTTCTCTACTAATAACGTTCTACCGGCCACTGTCACATTGCCCTCATAATCAGTTAAAACATAATTGGCGGATGCAGCTCGTGGTGACGAATATACTTTCCAATAGCCAGATTCAAAATATAACAATTGATAATGACCACCGTGACCATTCTGACCAGTTCTTAAGAAATAAACGATATTCGGGTCCAGAGTTTTAAGTCCCTCCGACAAATGTTCGGCTGAATCCCCCCAGTATGCCAATATATTGTCTGACGCTCTTTTCAGTCCAAAAAAAATAAGTAGATCAATCTGATCATCTTTAAGAGCTTTTCCTCGATAAGCCTTCTGTAGTTTTTCTATTAAAATATCAACCGAAGCAGGTGAAATTCTAGAAGCTGCTGAAAGTACAACTTGTTCTGGACAAGCATTGTTTAAATTCTTGAGAGGATCAAGGAGGTCTACAGGCAAGGGATTACTGCCAAGACTTAATGAAGATGGAGCAGCAGGTCCCCCAATTGTCTTAACAGAGGTTTGGGCCACTATTTTAAGTTTGAATTTACCATTGGTTTTAATTTTAATTTTCACCTGCTTTGACCCTATCTGTTCCACAAACATCACTCTATAGGTTTTATATTTACCGCTTTTTTTTAATTTTGTCCAAAGAATAAACTCGCCAGGAATCATTTTTTAAAAAATACCAATACATTTATACATCAAATCCATTAATATTTTGGAACCAACAGTATAGAAACAAAAATAAACCTGTAATATGATAGTATCTGTATTGATTTTATGTATGATAGCTGCTATTATATTTGAAATTGTTACAGTGGCTATTTATTTTGAAGAATTGTTTGACGATAATAAATATATAACTCTTTTTAGTATCGCTTCGGTGTGCATAAATTTGTTCGTCGTACTATCAGTCATAGGTAGCCTTGGACCTCTTTATTTGTCTGTACATAGACCATTTAATAATACAGACATGTTTACAATCGCTTCAGATCTACTGGAATGTGCTTCTTTTAAATCACCACATCTACATACAGAATTTAAAAGCATCCACAATTGTCTCGAGACTGTAGATATTTATGATGTTCGAAATGGACGCGTACCATATCTTAGAACCATTCCACAGGCATTTGTATTGACATTGGACGATAAATCAGTATTTTTATCAAAGAAATTTGCATCAATGTCCTTGATAGACAGGGCTCTTATAATGATACACGAATGTGCTCATATAGGCATAGGTGCCCTTGATCACGCTTATATGTGGGAAGAACGCTATAAAAAGTTAACGTATGAGCAACACATGGCCAATGCTGATTCATTTATGCACTTAGTTCTTACACAATGTACTTAATTATCTTTTAAACCTTCTTTATCTTCTAAACCTTCTACGTTTATTTCTGTTATTTCTTGGTGGGGATCTTCTTGGTGGGGATCTTCGCGTGCCTCTATTATCTGGAGGGTTACCTGGCCATTCGGGCACCGAAGAGTATCTCGAGGGACGCCGGCGCTCAGATCGATTGGAAGCAAGTGGCCTCTGTAAATCGTCGAACATTGGCGACATGGGTCTTTTTCTGTTGTTTCTGTGGTTTCTTTCATACTGTATATCTCTTTCATACGGTATATCTCTTGCAGGCGGGCGCCTGTTGGGTTCTGTCCTATAACCCGGGGGTTTTCTATTGTTTCTTTTGAACATGGGCGACATGGGTCTTTTGGTGCGTTTTTTTGTTCTTGAGGCGTCCCTGCGCGGGCTTTTTGCTGTCCGCACCTCCTGCGGCTGGCCTCGATTATGTTTACGGTACGCCTGCCACCATTTCATTTTTTTCTGTCTGTAGGAGGCAGTGCCCACTTTTTCTAATTCTTCAATGACCCTTTTTGCAATATCTAGGTCTGATTTTCTACATTTTTCAAGAATGTCTTCCGTCCAATCATCTCCATAACCACATCCATATTCAAGTACATTTTCTATACAACCAACAAACGAGTCAAATTCTTCCGAATCTTTGGGTATGCCAACGTCAATTGCCAGATCTTCTGCCATTAATAGTATTTATCACGGCCCTTATATACATTTTTCAAGTAATCCATTCTGGAATTTTCGTGTGGTCCAGGCCAGCGATCACATTTCTTAGGTTTCGCAATTCATTTTTCAGTTGAATATTTTCTGAATTCAGTTGTTTATTTTGGTGCCATAACTGTCGCAAAATATTAACCAAATCTTTTTTTGTGACCTCGGGACTCTGCGCTGGCATGCTAGATACACGAGCTGGATATGTGATTTGAAGTTGTTCCAAGGATGCAATAATTTGATCCATATATACAAAAAAGGAAATCTTTTATAGTTTATATCTTTAATAGGTGTATTAAAAGACGTTTTTCCTCCATGGGAAATTCCACCATATTGTTTAGAGTTTTGGAATTATAAGTCTTCAACATATAAGTCTTAAACATATAGGTGCATATACGTCATGACGGCCTGCGTGACGTCATATTGACACCTCTTTAACACCTCCAGTGCTCGTTCACGTGAAACATTTTCAAAGCCCATTTCTTTCACCAGCGTATGAATGAATTCTTCCAGTTCCTCCTCATGACGATTCCGAGACATGCGAGGCGTAATGTGTACCATTGGGTAAGCATCAGGGTCAACGGGAACCAAAGTTTGGTAATGGATACCCTGCGAGTAGTTCATAAAACAAATTGGACGTTCTCTCAATACGTCTTCACAAGGTTCCCTGTTTCTTTTTTCACCATCAAAATAATGATACGTCCAACCCGGTGCTCCATCAGCGTTCCAGATGGCAATATTAATATCAAAAGTTATACATGCTAAATATATGTCCAATTGTGTTGCGTAAGCGTTCGTACCGCGACCCGCTTTGGCATTGACTAGTCCCTCAATAAGCTCTGTATCGATTGTTGGCCTATTTTCCAGTGCCATGGCGAAGTTGTCTTCGTAATTTGGTTTCACATCTTCTGCAGTGATTTTCAGCCTTCTACCCACAGTGCCGTCACCTGCGAATTGATGGCCAGCAGTTACCAATTCATCTAACACTCTCTTTCGGCAATACCACACACCGTTTTCCACATCGGATTGCCCGTCCAACTGAATTTGGTCAAATTGTATCTGTTTGTCAGGTGGATAAAGTTCATTCTGTAACAGAAAACGGTGTAAAACGTGATAGAAGCAATGACCATCTCCCGGAACATTATAACCGTCCCAGTAGTGATTGCCATCTGCACTTATTAAAGTTACTTTATTGTGGCTGTCCGACGGTATCCGACCTGGATTGGGAGGGTCCTTTGCGGGCAGCATATCATTCCGAAGAATGCGACCATCACCGTTCCTATCCGAATGCCATTGCCATCTTCGTAAATCCCGAGAGTAATGATCAATTAAACGAGCTTCACTAGGTTCAAAGGACTCCGTTGGAAAGGACTCCGTTGGAACTGACGTTTTATACGTTGGAACTGTCGTTTTATACGTTGGAACTGTCGTTTTATATTGAAGCACTGGATGCTTGTTGGTACAATTGCTGATAATCGAACTTTGTTTTGTGGAAGTTTTTTGTTTTGTGGAAGTTTTTTTGAAGAAAGACATTGAATAAAGATTGAATAAAGAAATATGATTTATATAGTGTTGTTTTGTAGAAGTTGTTTTGAAGAAAAGTTACTTTTTTATCCATCAGAATGATATTTTACAAACAATTCCTTTTTTGTATTTTTAAAGAAAATTCTTCTCAGTTGACAAACCCTTAAATCAAAAAGAATTCGGATGTTATCAAATCCAAGCAATTACATTCTAGGGCAATAATCAACGACGATAAAGTCTGCCAAATCGTAATTTACCTGGGTCTCTTTATTGTTATATGTCCTTGTTTTCGTTTGAGTACTTGCGTCCTTATTATGTTCAAATGTTTTGTGTGGTTTATCTGTTTTGGGACGTTTATCTAAAAAATCGGTGTATATTGATAAAAAGATAGTTGCTGCTCCGAGGCCCGTGAGGCCACCAATAATAAAATTTAGATTAGATGTTGACATTAAAATAAAAAAACAATAACATTTATACTGGTCCTACAATGACCTCTGCAAATTTAGTTGGGTCTACATATTTATTTAAAGCACTGTTGACATCTTCTAAAGACAAGTTGGTAGTAGTCTCCTTAAATCGTTGAAATTCACGTTCGGGGTCTTTTCCCTGCATTATATATTTCAGCATGATGGCTCCAAGTTGATCTACCTCGTCTGTAGCGATAGTAAGCGATCCGATGAGTCTGTCTTTTGCATTTGAAAGTTCTAACGGTGTGACACCTTGTGCATGCCATTCCCCGATTAACTCTTTGGTTAGAAGTAGTCCTTCTTCTAGAGAACTTGGACTAAAAGTACCTTGAACACATACAATTGGATCCGTTTTACTGGATATTGTTTGAAGAACAGCATAAATTCCATATGTTCCCAGGCCTTTTTGTTCTCTGACAGTGTGCATGAGACGCCCTGTCATGCCTCCGCCCAGTATTTCACACGCTGCTTTCAGAGCTATTTTTTCTTTATAAGTCATGTCTTTTGACACTGTTTGTCCCATCATAATGGCAGTAGAGCCATAACCGTTTAATCTTTTTGTAAATGTGGACCCCTTTCTAGTAGCCGAGGTCCATTCTAACGTTTGTGTTGGTATCTTGGAATGCGCGGGTAGTATATTTCCTAAAGCCACCGCTGTTTCCGAGGAAGGTGTGATCATCGTCACATACGTGGAATCATTTTTTTTGAGATACTCATCGTGAAAACGTTTAATATCTTTTGTGGATAACTCGCTGATACGCCTAACTCTTTCATCCATTGGAATATCATACTGTGTTCTTTCAAAGAGTGCCCCAATAAAGTGTTTCTTGACCAGCCAATTTTGGTCCGTTTTTCTAGATTCTAATTCCGCAGCGAGATGTTTTTTATGCAGACTCAGGGTGCCTTCCGAAAAATTTGGAGAAAGCCAGTTATCATTGAACATACGACTAGAAGCAACCCGAATGGACTCAACAGAACATGGAAATGCCATATTCATATGAATAAACTCGTGATTGTGTCCGATAGTCATTTCTGAGTGGTTTTCGGACAAAGTGTTTGTAAATTCACTGGCAACTGACTCATTCATTGTCGCCACTAGTAAAGTGGCTTTATCGTGTTCCGCAGGAGAAAACCGAGCCGAAACAATAGCTCTAACGTAAGAAGCTCTGGGGGTATGTATGAAATGTGTGACAGGTGTCATCCTATTAATAGTCCATTGACCCTCCGAACCGGCTGTTTCTATTTGATCTAATTCTGGACTCACTTGTCCTGAAAATGTTTCTGGCGGGTGTGTTTTTTTCTCAATCATGCCCTTATTGCTTGGTATAACATGAGTTACTGTCATATTTTGTTCATTGAAGTATGTCTTTGCGACTTGTCTGATATCTTCCGAAGTAAGACATTCGAGTTGCAAATGCTTGTCTTGGAAATCTTTCCAGTTGCCCATGGACACCGATCTACCAATTTCATTCATTATATCTTGAACAGATTCTGTTCCTCTGGTCCAATCATCTATTAAAGAATTCTTTGCATGGTTTAATTGCTCACTTGATACTTTGTGAGTGATGAATGAATGCAAAATTTCTAACATTTTTTCAACGTTTGTCTCGCGTATTTCCTTGGATGTTTGCGCATAGGTTCCATGAAAAAACCAGAGATACGGGTCCAAATTTCTTGGAGCGTATGTGGAAAGATCATGGAATGTACCATCGGCAATTAAACCAGCAGCTCGACCTTTAGAACGGTGATAAACCAAGCGCGAAATAACTTGAAAGGCCACCGATTCTTTAGTATTTCCACGCGGGGCTCTAAAAGCCATACATATCATCGGACATGGACTAGGCGAGCACAATTCGACTATTCTTTTACCGTGTTGTTGTGGTTCTGGCGAATGAATAGGATTACACTCGAGACCAGGTAACATTCCTCCAAAATGCATGTCTACGTGTTTCATTATTTCTGGAGGATTGAGTGCCCCCACAAAAATCAAAGTTGTATTGTTTGGAACGTAGTATTTGGATCTAAAGTGTTCCATATCTATAGGCTTGGTTTGCTGAACGGTTGTTTCTGTACCAATGGTAGAATGATGATATGGATGTTCAAGGATTGCCACTGAAGATGTAGTATGAAACATCTTATTTCCAATTTGTTCTCCTCTTTCTAATTCATTTAACACGGCTTTCATCTCAGTAGATAGTTTATCTGCAGGGACTGCATTCTCTTTGAATCTAGCAGCATCTATTTTAATCGTCTCTTCCGTTTGATTTGGTAAATGAACTACAAAGAATCGAGTAGAATCCATATTCGTTTCAGCATTGATAACATCTCCTTTGGATGCTAGGGACCATATTTTTCCGTTTTGAATTCTAAAAGACATGTGTTCAATAAAATGGGCGGCTCCTTCTGGCGTGGTACCGGCTTCTTCCTTAGAACCCGCCGACACTGCCCTCATATAAGCCGTGCAAGAAGAGCCACTAACCGGACACAGAATGACCCTTAAATTATTTTTTTTATGAATATAAGAATACACCTTATTATTATTTAAAGTGGCGGTTTCACTGGGCTGCCACATTATAATTATGTTTTTACAACTTTATAGTCTAAATTTTTAAACCCTCTTTTACATGTGCAAACAATGGCATATCAAAGTTCAATTGACGTAGGATCTTATATAGATGATGAAATCCTTTTAGAACAGGCGGTTTTTCCCAGGCATGGAATTCGCTGACTGTTTGGTGCTGTTTGACACTAATTAAACAGGCGAAATATACGTGATATAACAAATCTTTATTCGAACGAATTGTATCGAAATTGTCAGTTCCTTCGATCACAACATGCAATTGTTCAATTATAGAACGAAACGTATCCACGGGCAAGTGATTCCAGACCTTTTGACCCTGATAGTCCGTAAATAAATAACACAACATTTTCCAAAATTGAGAGGCATTCTGGTAAAACGTTGGAACTTGAACAGCGGCTGACACCGAAGAAGGCGTTAAACTTGGACCGACAGCACCATTAACACTAGTAGAACTAGAACTACTAGAACTCATTACAGATGAAACAGACATTTTTATATTCAATCCCTTGCCATATAAAGTTTAGACAAAAATAAAATAGAATATGTATTAACTTTTATTTTTTTATAAATTTATAAAAAGTCCACAAAGAAATTTCTTTAAAATTTTAGCGCACTCCTATTCATCGACAATGTCCCTTAACACTCTCTTTGACCACGTCCTTGACAATGATACCGTCGCTGTCGACAACTATTTGACCATGCACCCCGGTGGTAAGCGTGCCAAACGTCTGGCAATCGTCTATGCAGCTGCTATGGGCAATGCAGAGATTGTAGCAGTCACGTTGAAGCATGGTATTTGCATCAATACTTATGATGTATTTAATAATTTTAGACGCCATTGGGAACCAATAAAACTTAAGAAATTACAAGCTTTAATAGAGAACGACATGAAGCAATTTACCCGTGGATGGTCACCTGCCATCACACCCGCATGTGTAGCCGCGTTTTACGGTCATAAAAACGTATTGTCAGTCCTCTGTAAACATGACTTTCGATGCATGTCCTTTAACCCTTATCTTACTCGCACACTATTTACTGGAGAAGGAAAACCGCCATCTTGGAACGCAGTTACATGTGCTCTATTTGGTCAGCAGTGGGACATTGCAACTGCTCTTGTTGATAGAGGTGTGGTTACGACCAATATAATATAGTTTTTTCTTTCTTGTAATAAAAAAATAAAAAATTATTATAATTTTTGAGATAACCATTCAAATCCTAATCTTGCCCTTTGATTTTGTGTTGCTGAACATTCAATAATAAACCAATCGCAACTTTTTATAGAATTCAGTTGTAATTCTTCTATCAGCGTAGTCTTGGAGGCGGCATTCGGAAGATCTTGTTTATTTGCCAATATTAGTAAAGGTTTTCCAACATTATCTTTATGTGAAATAATAGCATGTAATTCGTCACGGGCTTGTTGTAATCGATCTATGTCATTACTATCAACTACAAATACAATACCATGAGATTGTTGGTAGTAGTGGGGCCAAAGTGCGCGTATTTTATCTTGGCCGCCAATATCCCACATTTTAATCGATAAATTTTCTATTTCTATTTCTTCCACGTTGAACCCTACGGTAGGTATGGTATACGAAATAGCTTCGCCTAATTGTAAAGAATATAGAATAGCCGTTTTGCCAGCGGAATCTAACCCCAAAATTAAAATAGCAGTTTCTTGATGAAAAGATTTCCAAATCCAATCAAATGACTCGAATATGGATTCAAAAGATTTGGATGAAAGAGCGGCGCCCATATACATCATAAAACCTCTAATATATACCCGTCCTGGAAGTTTGTAAAAACAGTTTTTGCGTTTTTGATTAATAAAATACAGTATATAAGTCCCGCGACATTTGCTATCAAAATGGCAGCATACGAAGATTCAGCAAACCTCAACTCAGTTGGAAACGCAAGTGGGAACCATCAGCTTCAACCGTTCTTTGGATCGGTGGAGCCCCAGTACCAAAGGATGCTGGCAGAAGATAAGTTCGCACACGAGACTTATAACTTGCCTAAGGCTTACGAAGGCAAGAACAAGCACCTTGAAACCGTGCTCGACTACCTTATCACAGAGGAAGATGCCTGGTACACGTCAGCAGTCCTCCCTTGGGTACTCACAGAGGATTTATCCGTTAAGTGGGATATCTTCCGTTTTAACAAAACCCTGATGGATTTGGAGCCGCATCAAGGTGTTCCTCGCTATGTGACTGCGGAACGTGAAAGTAGGTCAGATCGATTGGTACGAAGAGGCCTCGCTTTTATTATTGAACACGGATTTTACAAAACTGATCAAGGTCGCCAGCATTACCTGATGAATCTTAGACAGATCGTCGATTCGGTGAACGAGACCGCCTACCATGGTGTCATTCACGCCCTCTTGTCCAGCAAGAACCACTACAAAGAGTGGGATCGCCAACACGGCGCTGTTGTTACGCGCGCAGGCCAGCTTTTGCGTAAGCAACGTCGCAGATGGGCAGTTGTGCAGAAACAGGAGCGTGGCCTCTACATTTTAGATGCCGAGCTCAAGGACCAGATGAAGTACGAGGGTGTCCGCCCAAATGTGTGGATTCTCCCATCAAAAATGTCCATTTACGTGACCATGGTACCGTCAGCAGAAGTCGAGTTTTACCGCAAGGGCGCCGGTGCCGCGGCCAACCTCGAGAAGGGTCCAGATAACCTCTTGACCTTCCGTGGTTCCAAGGTGTTCGAGACTCGTCCTTTCGATATCGATTTCATCGGCGAACCTCGTGATTTACTTGTCCGTGAACGTCAGATTGGCGAATACTTTGTGTTCCCACATGACGATGGCAAACAAATTACCGGCGATAAAAGAGATATCTACATCTACTCGATGGACGACGATAACTTTGTACGCATGGATTACGCTGAATGTGCCAGAAAGGCTAAAGCCAATGCAAGTCTCTGCGATGAAAAATCGAAAATTTTCAAAGGACGCGCCGCCGCAGATAAAGACGGCACTGTGCTTCTCCTACGCCCATTTCAGACATACAACATGGCATCCGCTGTGCTCATGAAAGGTGGATTAGATACCGGATTTACCGCACATGGCCACCACGACTTTATGTTAACGGACGATGTTATTCACAAAGTACACATTGGCCACTATACTTTCTACCATAAATCGGTTGTAAAACAGCCAAAGAACCTCATTATCGCAGAAGATATCTTTTCTGTGGGCTATGTCGCAGGTGAGGGCGCCAATGTTTTCGACGGTGGTGAAGGCAAGGGATCTTTCCTATCACAATTGGCAGAGGACAGATTTACCTGCGATCTTATCCCAATCTGGATTCCAAAGTCTTATGGCAAATACTCACTCCAAAATCCTTTGGATCTTTGTGGCGGCTACAATGCACGCACTCTCGACACAAATAATTCTCAACTTGACGATTCCGAAAAACATTACCCAGGCGCAGACGCTTACGCAGAAGCACTTGGATTCGAGCGCCTACAGGTCTATGGATCTCCAGATGAAAACTTCTTGAGCCCAGTCAGACACCTCAACACTGTCTGCTTCCAGGGACACCAACTGGCTTACGACTCCAAGAAAGAATCTTTCACCAAAATTACCTTAAATACCGGTCACTGGGGCCCTAACGTGTACCCAGGCTGTCGCGCCGTCAGAAATGGCGAGAATGCGTTCCTTAAGGACATGGAATACGAGAAATACCGCGTAGGAGGACAACTCTCATAAATTATCTTTATTAAATCTTATTCTAAATTAAAGTAACAAAAAATTAAAGTAACAAATATTATTATTTCAAACTAAATGTGTTTTAAAAGCAATCCCAAGACAATAACCCTGCCGTCAACAATAGCCCTTGAAAGAGTCCGCATATGGCGTTTAAAGAAACCCAAACAAAAAGAACCATACATCTATGAACTTACTATCATGACTGCGGATCTCAATGACCAACTAAGATCCAAGGTATTCGATGAAATTAATAAAATAATTGAAGAACAATTGCAGAACAATTAGCCAGTATTTAAGTTCGATCCATTAAATAAAATGGATAACCCATTACTATTCCCAACAGAAACAATTCCGATGGCTACTCCAAAAAGGGTCCAGAAAAAAAATAGCCGCTCTAGATTTTGGGCATTTATTATTGTAATTGTAATTGCATTTAGTCTGTTATTATTTTTACGAACATCTACAACCTCTCCGACTGCGGGTCATACATGTGGCCCTCATACAGAACTAATCGGCAATGAATGTGTTGGAGAAGATACTACTGCACTCATTGCCGCAAAGGAGGCTGCTGTCACAGACAAATTAGCAGCGGTTGCAGACAAAGAAGCCGCTGAAGCTGCTAAAGAAGCACTCATTGCCGCAAAGGAGGCTGCTGTCACAGACAAACTAGCAGCGGTTGCAGATAAAGAAGCTGCAGAAGCTGCTAAAGAAGCTACACTCGCTGTCATAGATGTCGCAATCGCCGATAAAGAAGCTGCGATTGTGACATCTATGTCACATTTAAATGATAAAGAAGCCGCTGAAGCTGCTAGAGATACAGCACAAGCTGCTAGAGATGCCGCTATTGCCGAAAAAGAAGCTGCGGCAATAGCCAAAGATGCCGCCGAAGCTGCTAAATCCACCGCATTAATTACCAAAGCAGCAGCCGAAGATGCTCGTGATGCCGCGCAAGCCGCCAAAGAAGCTGCCGAAGCGGCTAGAGACGAATGTTTAGAAGGACAATTCAGCTTCAAACCCGCGGACAGTGCTGCTTTGAAGACCGCTGTTAACGAATGTCTGCAAGGAAATCCAGACGGATCCTGTACATCGAACGGTGCGATCGGTGATTGGGACGTGTCTTTGGTAACAAACATGGACAACCTGTTCGATGGAAGAGCTGTGTTCAATCAGGACCTGTCCAAATGGGACACGAGCTCGGTAACAAGTATGAATTTTATGTTTGGGGGCTGCAGTGTATTCAATCATGACCTGTCCAAATGGGACACTGGGGCAGTGACATCGATGAGTTACACGTTTCTCAACGCTTATGCGTTCAATCAGGACTTGTCCAGCTGGGATACGAGTAAGGTGACCACTTTCAAGAATATGTTTTATCAAGCATCTGCGTTCAACTCTGACGTGTCCGCTTGGGATACAAGTTCGGCGACAATTATGTCAATGATGTTCTTCCGTGCATCTGCGTTCAACTCTGACGTGTCCGCTTGGGATACAAGTAAGGTGACTACCATGGAAGCCATGTTCGAAGATAGTGGATATGCCGGAACATTCTGTGGTGGTACATGGGAATCCTTATCAGGAGCAAACAGTGCATTTACGGCACTCGGCACTAGTACCGCTCGGATCCAATGTTCTTCAGACTCTGGCGACAACGGTGGAGTTGCTTTTGATATTAGCACTCATGGTACGATCGGTGCTGTTTGCGATTATATCGACGATAATGTTGGGGGATATCAATGCACGTCGATGGACCTCATTTTGGAGGAAGGATCAATATTGACCGGTCAAGCAGCTAAAGATGCTTGCGACACAATTGCCGCCAAAATAACAGCAGTAACAGCGGCAGATGAAACGATGCCGGACTGGATTGCAAACGAGTGTAAAGCGGGCCATGCAGAGGAGGATTTTAGTAAATGTATGTGCGTAGTGCAGTGGTCGGATTCCAGTTCCTCGGACCCTGATGGTGCTTTGTACACGGGGGCACTATTCGATTCAGTTACCAACTTTAATGCGGGCTGGGGAATTCCACAAAACTGCAACAATTGGCTTGCCAGGGGACGCAATAGGAGTTGCGTAACCACTACACCTTAATCAACGCCCCCCCCAAAAAAAATATAAATAATTAAACTTTTTGAAATACATTTATTTATTAAAATCATAGTATGACCAATCAGTTAATGTAGAAGTATGGTTTATATTTTTCAATGTCATTAACTCGTGTTCTCTTCCCGGTGCAATGTCAAATAAATCTTGAAAAAAACTGCTTTTGACCGCCTTTGGAATTAATTTTCCGGGATGTACCATCCATTCAATTGTACCAAATGCTCCTGTCAGCGAATTCAAAAATCGTTCTATAGACATATCCTCACCCATTAGCGCTAAACCTATGAAACATTCAGGTGCTAGAATATTATAAGATCTATACACCAACCGACCTCGGAGGCACGTAGGAAATCGACTTTCATATCTTTCTTTACGTTCCGCGTCCAACCATTCATAATTTGAAATGTCTTCATCTGGTATTCTAGTAGATTTAACCCCATATTTACTGAAAATGGGTGCTAATATATCGGGCACGTTTGGGAATATATGTACGTGTTGATGCCCATCAATGTGCGACGGATATTCACCGGTCAATTCTTTGAATTTTTCAATTTGAGCGATGGTTTCTTTCTCAATCGCATCCCCGTATTGTTCTATGGAATGATGGATTAAATTCCAGAAATCACATTTATAATACATCTCGTTTTTTTCATTTGTTATACTGGATGGTCCAGTTAAAGACCCACCTTCGGTCAAATTCAAGTGAAGTGAAAGATATAAACCAAGCTCTTTCGCTTTTTCAGCTGCTTTTTTGCAGGTTGGTCCGTTTACCATAAGTGAAGCAGCTGTGATAGCATTACACTCGAATGCCTCAAAAATTCCAATGTCTCTATTTTCTGAATATCCTAGATCGTCAGCATTGATAATTAATGGCATTCGATATTATAATGTATAGGGTTTATATAATCAAATGTCTAAAGTTTTAGGTCTAAAGTTTTAGGAATTTGTCTTTAGATTGTCTAAAGTTTTAGGTCTAAAGTTTTAGGTCTAAAGTTTTAGGTCTAAACTTTTAGGTCTAAAGTTTTAGGTCTAAACTTTTAGGAATTTGTCTTTAGATTGTCCCTAGGTCTAAACTTTTAGGAATTTGTCTTTAGATTGTCTAAAGTTTTAGGTCTAAACTTTTAGGGGTCTAAAGTTTTAGGTCTAAACTTTTAGACATGGTCGTAATTGATCCGTATAAATAGAGACTCTGTTAACATAAAATGTCCGTTTTTACTCCAAATATTCAGACTACAAAAAATAATTCTGGGACCAAATTACTATGGGCGTTATGCAACCGTTACTCTGAGTCCGTCGGAGCGCTTGATAACCACCATAACGACCCGAAAACCTTTTTAAAAGTAAGAGACGCCATTATTCAGTTTTTTACTGAACGGATGACAAAAGGGTGGGTTTTTGATTGGAAGGTGATTATAGACAGTCATCTTTTCGACCTACCTCGACTACAGTGGGATATCGAGATATTGAATAATATCTCCAGAAACAGTCTAAACAAACATGCAATGCTACAACTCGAGCCGCTCGACCCTAAAACCGGTCTCTTTATTCAGAAGGAAGTGGACGAATATCTAAAGATTGCAGGGATCTCATTTGATTTGAAAATGCGTACTGGGTTTATTGGCATTGATGGTTATAGTTATAACACGCATCGTCGTCCCCACAATATGCCAACATATAAAGTAGATAAAGAATCAGAGGCGTACAAAAAATCAAAGCTTGAATTTGAAAAAAAGCAAGCAGACCTGCGTTTAGATTACAACCATAAAGCTAAACGTCTTCATAATAACGAAACCGAAGCCGACAATTCCGCTTGTGTAATTTGTTAAAACTACATTTCAAGTCTAAACTTTTAGGTCTAAACTTTTAGGTCTAAACTTTTAGGAATTTCAAGTTTGCGACGGTCGCACAAAGACACTATAAATAATAACTGGGTACTACATAATATGGGAAATACTTGGGGATCACTGAACGAAGAGGAGAGAGAAAAGATTATCCTTGTTAAAAAAAAGAAGGTCTCGTTTGCGCCAAAACCACAGCTGCGTCAATCATCGGCACGTGATAAACATGGAGAGGCGATAAAAAAGACTGCTAAAATTGTACAATGGGAATATACTAATTTTAACCACGGTGAATTTTTCAACAAAGACCTAATGGAAATGAAACTCTTGAAAGGCGAAGACATTCCAGACGAGTATTTGGAGCGCTTACTAACAAAGGTAAAAAGAAACGACAGTATGAGCATTTTAGAAATCGCCAAAGAAATCAGGGACTGGGTGTTAACAAAGATACGTAAATTAGCAAGTGGTGTTGTTAGTAAAGTCCCGTTCGGTCACACTTATACAATGCAGAGAAATTTTATTCCAAATATATTACAACCACTCGTAAGTAGACTTAACAAATTCGTCCAAGATAAAGAGAATTTGCGTCCATCAGAAAAATCAGTAGCTACCACTCATGGAAAAAGTACATTAATGTTTTGAGTGTTGACAGATGGTACCGCCCACATACACTCCTATTTTAGAGTCTAAACTTTTAGGAATTTATTGCTATAAACATACATTTTTTTTTCATTTATATGCTTAAACCTTCTACGGCCTTACAAGAACATTGGAAAAGTGATTGTAAAAAAAGTTGCTCAATGTATTGGATCTCCATGAAAGCCATGCCATTTACTCGATATGAGAGTTGTGTCAGGGAATGCGTCCAAAAACGCCAAACAGAAGAAATGAACAGGATTAGCTCTATTTTGGATGTAGAAATGCCTATAAAAGACCCGGCGAAATAGATAAGATGACCGACCGGCCAACATTTGAATATGCCGGAATGCCAGTTCGCGCTGCGGGTATATTAGTCTATACTTTTAGAGGGCATCAGACTGTTCGTTTGTTCCGTAATATTAATGGTCGTTTGGAAGACATTGGTGGAAAGACGGACTCAACCGATAAGAATGAAGTAGATACGGCGGTCCGTGAGTGTGTTGAAGAGACGAACGGCAAGTTGTTTGATGCTAAACATACCCGTGAAGAATGTGCAAATATTTTAAGGGATTTAATCGCAACTGCATCTCAAGTTGAATATAGTAAAAAAAGCAAGTACTTGTTATTCAAGTTAAATGTCCATCCTGGAATTTTGGAACAGCCTATGAAACGATTTGGTCTTAAAGAGGAAACAGATTGGGGTGTTTTAGAACATTACTATCAATGGAAGACGGGTAAACCTTGGAAAAGACATCCTAGACTATTTGGTATGAAATTGTAAAATAAATTATTCTAATTCTATTTCTAAATCGTGACTATGTTCAAATAATGGATTTTGAGGGACTGTGCCCTGTGAATTAGTTCTACTCGGGGCCGCGGCAACGGTGGGTGGTTTTGTATATGTTAAAAGACCTAGAACTAGTGTATTGGAAAGAGTAATGGTATATGGTATTGTAGCCATATATGGATGTTTGCCACCTATTTCTAGTGCTATTGATAGTGGTAAAAAAACTCCTATCCACGTTGGCACCGCAATTTTTATGTACAAATCTGTTTCTAATCTTTTTAAAAGTGCCCATATCATGGAATGTATGGAATTCGCCATGAGAGTAAGTAGAATAATGGACAAAAAATCAAGTGGCCAATTATTTGTCTGAAAATTTAACATTAGAGCGTGTGCGCCTGCTATTACCATGCCAAGAAGTATGCCTAGTATTGGTATGGCTTCTAATTGTGTTTCTAATGTGTTTTGTAAGAATTCCACGTTAATATTTTTCCACTTGCTGGCGCATATTTCACATTCTTTTCTCCTACTAATAGTGATCCATCTTTGAATACACTCTTCATGGACTAGTCCTGTAGAACCAGAACAATTACAAACAGAAAGTAATCTATTATTTTCTTGTACGTGCCCTTCGTAGCAAATACGACAGGTCATAAGACTGTAGTTGTTTATGATCTAATTAAAGCTCCCCTAAATACCATGTTTATATTATTCAAAATGTATAAATTTTGGAACATGTTGCTGGCCGATGTCCTTTTTTATTGCAGAGAGTGCATTTCTTTTTTTTATTTAGAATTGAACCATGTCTTCTTGTTCTGCAACCTGTGCGACACCCGCACTGTCTTTCATGGATTTTGCATTTACGAAGTTCATGACCTATATGACCACACCATCCACATCTTTTGCGTCGATTTCGATTTCTTCTAAATAATGCCCTTCTGGCGTTCAATGTCCGTCTAGCGTTTCTTTGTACCAGTATTGGGTTGCGTCTAGCCTGTATATTTCTTTGAAAGTCTCTGCGGGCGGACATGCCTCTAACTGTGGATGGGACAATTGGTCGGTATAATACGGGGAGGGCCGGCTCTGGTGGTTGTTCAGAGTTTGAAACTCTAAATCCTACCTTTTTAATATCTTCTTCGCAGAATTGGTGTCCGCACGGCAAAGCCATCATTATTTTGCCCTTTGTGAGACATACTGCGCATTCATTTTCCGACTGATATAGTTTGATAGCACAGTTTGGGTCAATGTATACGCGGTTGCACAAGGGGCATTTGGGTGCCATTTTTTTGATATTTACTCTATTTATAATTCAAAATTTAGGGATTGGTCAGTCTAAAACTTTAGAATCGTTTGAGGATGTTATTTTCTAAATTGAGATCATAGTATATAATTGGCGTTCTGTAAATGTAATAAATGCGTTATAATGTTGTATTTGTTGGTTCTGTGGGTGGTGGTAAAACTTCCATCATAAAAAGAAAATTATCTGCAAATATAAACAAGCATGTTTCGACAATAGCCGTTGATTTTGTTTCTATGAAATTGGAGGATATAGAAGTATCTGTATGGGATACGTGTGGCCAGGAGAGATTTATGTCGATAACCTCTTCTTATTTTGCCCGTGGTCATGTATTTGTATTGGTACATGACATTATAGATTCAAAAGTGATGGACGATTTAGAGAAATGGAGAAAAGAAATAGTTGACAAAAAACCCGCGCGTCATTCTCCAGTTATCATTGTAACATCGAATAAAACAGATTTGGGGGTTTTTCCTGGCGAAGGTGTTACAGAATGGGTTTCAAATAATATGTTTGACCATGTATATACATCTGCAAAAACAGGAGAAGGTATAGATAAATTATTTAGTAAGATACATGACGCTATAACAGTTCATCAATCCGATTGGTTGGCTCCCTCTTTGCCAGTACTGCCGGAGATGCCTGCTGCTGATAGATCACCTGGATGTGCTTGTTGAAACAGTTGTTGCAATCTCAAGACAAATAAATTTTTATTGATCATGGTTTGTATCGTTTCGGAAATATTTAATTTGTTGGGGTCGATTTCAATTGTATGAATCAGTTTTAATTCCATAATATATTGTAATCCTGTTGTATCTTTTAGAACTATCCAATCTAGGACGGCTCGACAGTCTCTTCCTTCGTATTCTTGTACGAAGTCTGCAATTCTTGCAATACAACATACTTGTGGACTGGTCCGATAATCTTTGTAAGTGAGTCCGGCTTTTTTTTCCCACGAACTTACTATTGAAGCCAAAGAAGGTCCTATATCAACAGTTGCTCTAAATGTTTGTATTTTCGGCGCTAAAAAGACGGACATAATATAGATGCTCCCCGTATCCCTAAATATGTATTTTTTTGTATAGTCAAATCCAAATTTTTTAACAAAGGGGACTATAAGACTTTATTATATTCCATTAAAATGTTCAAAACTATTGTACTAGCAACTGTAGCATTCACTGGAGCCGCCTTGGAATTGACCCCTGATAATTGGGATAGTGAAACCGCTGGCAAGACTGTATTTGTCAAATTCTTTGCTCCATGGTGTGGGCATTGTAAGGCCATAAAACCGGCTTGGGACAGTCTCATGGAAGAATATTCTTCGTCCGAAACCGTTTTGATTGGCGACGTTGATTGTATTGGATCTGGTAAGCCTCTTTGCGACGAGGTGGGCGTTCAAGGATTCCCTACAATTAAGTACGGCGACCCTAGTAATTTGGAGGCTTATAAGGGTGGTCGTGATTTGGGAGCATTGCAGACTTTTGCGAGTGATTTGAAGCCTGCTTGTAACGTCGGTACTTTGGAAAATTGTGATGAAGATCAGAAGACTTCCATTGGAGATTTTCTCCAAGTTTCCGAGGAAGATCTCCAAGAGAAGGTTTCTAGTTATGACGCAACTCTTAAATCTATTGAAGATACTTTTAAGAGTGAAGTTCAAAAACTTCAGACCACCTATCAAAATCTAAATGTCAAAAAGGGCGAAGATATTGCCGAACTAACCCGTGAATCAAAGATTGGAGTAGTTAAGTCTGTTCTTCAACATAAACAAACGAAGAGTGAGTTGTAAATTTCTAGATTTTAAATATTAAAAAAAAAAAGGTTATTATTTCTAAAAAAAAAGAGTATTTGTATCTCGATTAGTTGTCATTAATGACTGATGCAATCATCTGGTGGTCTGCTATTATAGCTGGTAACCACAGAACCATAAAAGACTTAGTGGTAAATGGTAGTAACCCATTTCAAACCTTAAACGGCCAAACAGCGGAGGAAGCGGTTCTTTCATTCTCCCGAAAGTTGTTTCGCGTCACATCTGATGAGGATGTGGTAGGGCGCCGACGCTTGCAACGTTATTCTGAAATAATATCTATTCTACAAGTGGCATCTATAGAATGGCATTCTAAAGCGGTCCTTAAACGTTTTTTACGTCGTTGGTTGCGGGCGTATAGACGTGCAACTTTATTGCATCCATGAATACTTATTAAAAGAGCTTGCCGCTGTCTGTGCGCCGCGCCTTTACAAGTAAATAAATACAATCCTATTTGTGTTCGGCGACTATTTAAGACCAATGTTAAAAGTTGAATGTATAAGCAGCATACGGTTTGCAAAATAAAAGCCTCTAAAAAACCGTCTCTTCTAGAAGTGAAATGTGAAAAAAGTGGGACAATTTATTATACAGATGGCAAACAAATAAGTTGGACAAAAGAAGCGTTATTGAAATCCCCGAGTTACCTTCAAAATAGTGTATTTCAGGAAGATAAACAAACTAAATGAAAAATGTACCTTTATTAACCTTTTATTTATTACTTGGGTTTTGTTTTCAATTTCCCACTGTTGCAATGCGATATTGGATGATGGAAGAGGTTAAGGTGAGTCCGGCGCAAATGTCCGCTATCTTCGGCGTTGTTGCTATTCCTTGGTGTATGAAACCTATTTATGGGTTCATATCCGATTCATATCCATTGTTTGGACTAAGACGAAGACCATACATGATAATCATGTCGTATGTATCCTGTTTAATGTGGATTATTTTACCGTTTGTTCCCCATGACGAATTCTTAATTACGTTAGTGATGACATTATCTTCCGCCGGTCTTTGTTTTACGGATGTAATGGCAGATTCTTTACTTGTCGAGGCCGCAAGGGATGAACCAGAAGACAAAAAGGGCATTATACAATCTTGGGCTTGGATAATGCGTTTTATTGGCGGGCTTTTGGCTTCCGGCGCTGGTGCCCTTTGTTACGATTGGTTTGGTTCAAACCAAACCTTTTTATTGAATTCCATGGTTCCAGTTGCGATTGCGGTGTTATCTATGTTTATTCCTGACAAAAGAACGACCGAAATAACAGATTGGCGCGATACTAGTGGTAAATTATGGTCTGCAATTCGCCAGCCAATGATTTATAGACCTGCTTTATTTATATTTTTGATTTGTGTGACACCTGGTTATGGCGGTGTGATGACATTTTTTTATGAACGTGAACTGGGATTTACAGCCAATGAATTTGGAATGTTAGATATCATGGGATATATCGTTTCAATCGCGGGTACATTTATCTACAAAAGATTTTTAAGAAATGTATCTTTCCCAAAGATATTTTTCTGGGCTCTTTTCTTGTCATTTGTTCTGGAAAACACATTGTTATTGCTAGTACTTCATACAAATAGAGAGATGGGTATACCCGACTTTGTATTTGCTTTGATTGAACGCATAGTTATAACATTGGTCGGACAATTCATCTCTATGCCTATGGTTGTTTTGGGTGCTCGTGTTTGTCCAGTAGGTGTGGAAGGGACTTTGTATGCCCTTTTAATGTCGATTACAAATATGGGTGATGTAGTTTCGTCGGAATGGGGATCTTTATTAACATCAATGTTTGGCGTAACTTCTACAAATTTTAAGAACCTGTGGAAGTTAATGTTGCTTTGCAATCTCTTTGATCTCATTCCGTTGTTTTCTATCAAGTTAGTGAAGGGAGTGAGTCCAACTGCAAGCAAGACTCGTGAAACGTCTATTTAATCAAATATTTTTCGGTTGAATGAAACGAACCCACTCTGGTCAAAGGAAAAAAAGAGAAGATCCACAAGTATTAACTTATAAAAAAATCGCTCATATTTCGAAAAATTTGGCAAAGTTAACAGAACAAACAAATCAATACAAAGCTTTGTCGAAACAAATACTGGAGATAACAGAACAACCGGACATGCCAGTGACGCTTACGGAAGAAAATATTGAAAATATTATGAAAAATATTATTAAATGGTTATCGTCCATTGATGAAATTCAAGTTTCATCCAGTAGAACTAGAGACGAAGCACTTATAACACTTCGAAAGTTGGACGTTCTGGACGACGATGCTTTAAAAGGCGCTGCTCTCATTCTTACAGAATCCGAAACTCGCCTAGCCGCTCTAGAAGGTATACTTTCGCGATTCGCGCGGATTGTGCGTCACAAAGCATCCACAAAGACTATTGAATCGCACACTACTGAATGGCTGAAACGTTTTTTCTCACAATGGGTCAAAACGAATGCAGCCATCCGGCTGGCACGTGGTCAATTTAAAGAATTAATAAAAAGTCTAATTTTGGATGCCTAACATCCAAAGTACATATTTGGCGTATAAGGTCCGGTTCATCGAGGTCAACAATGAGGCGCGTTCAGTGCTTGTCAATATTATCCTTGCTCCTAATTTTATCTCTTTTAATAATAGAAGAATGTAGACAACCTCTATACATGGTTCCGGGAGCCATTGTTGGTACATATATTCTGTTTAATGCTTATCCTTGGTTAGCCCGACGAATGCATCAGAGGAAATTAACATATGAAGATCTTGAAGTATTTGAAGATGCAAATCCAGAATTAAGAAAACGTTTTCAAATCGTATTCACTCGTATTCAACAAATTGGTGGTTCGATATGCGCCGGAATTATTGTAGCCTATGCTTGGTCACAATATCATTCCGGAACTGGTACCATATATCAAACCATTGGGGTACTAGGAGGCCTTATCAGTCTTTATGCTAGAATCTTTGGGTATATCGGAGGATTTTGCATATCTTGTCTTTATAAACTTAAACGGGCAGAGCGCTATTCTGCAGAAAACGGCACAGGGAATGCATATACACCGGAACATCCGAATCCAAACGCGATAAAACCACATAATACAGAAAATAGCAATGAAATATTGTAACATTTATTTATCCTTTTTATCTTTATATACTCTACGGCGTTTTTTAGGTCTTTTCTCCAGACAGTCACTATGCTTGTATGCTGTAAATAATGCTATGAGCATGGCGTCTGCCACGTCGTCTCTTTTATTCTTATCAAAACGTTGGAACCATTGTTTATTTTGTGTACTAATGGGCAATGACGGGACTATATCTACAGAGGCTTTTTTATTTTTGGCATAATTGCCAGTAGAAATTTTAAAATGACATCGAACTGATCTAGGACTAATCATAACGGATTTCCCCCACATAAAACATTCAAAAGCGGCTGCAATAACTTTGAATTTAGCAGCCATTTGGATTTCGATACATACCAAATCGGCAGAAGCAAACACTTCCTTAGAAGCATCTATAAATGTACGTACTAGAAATGTATATTTAGTATGTTTATCTTTCGGTTGATCTTTCAATAAATTATATCTACCAAAACTCTTGAACGATCCAGCGACCGTATCATACACAGCCCAGCCTAAATTTTTAAGACCTGGATCTATAGAGAGAATGAGCATATTATACATTTTGAATAATGTCTCTAAATAGTGTCAGGTCATGACTAAACAGGATTTATTCACTTCGCCGCCGTTTTCTAAAATATTTGCTAAACACTTGTTCTGTAGGCTCGTCGGGGGCATCGTTGGATTCCATAACAATTGTTTTTGGTTTATGTCCCGTCACAATGACCCGTTCTGGCATTGGGATCATAGAAGGACGTGCATCCAAAGGTGGTCTTTCCGGAGCAGGAGGTTGAATATATTTTTCATATTCTTCAAGGACATCGGCACGAAATATTTTATTCTTTCTCAATCGATTTAGTCTAGTTTTTTCCTTATGACACGCAGGACATAAAGCCTGTAAATTAGAGACAACGTCTTTACCACCATCTTGGAGCTCTATAATATGATCTATTTCGAAATTCGGTGGTATTGGAAATAGATTACATCGCCGACATTTATATTCCTGTCTATAAGCTATTTCAACACGCATAGATCTGGACAATACTCTTTTGGGGATTTTTTTCGTATATTTTGTGAGTCCATGTCTAAAATCATTGACCGTTGGATTTGAATAATTGTCCAAATACCACGATAGGAAATGATGTATTGATTTACAACTAACAAATGTAATCTCCTTCACCTTTTCATGTTCCAAGTGTTTTTTACTCCATTGATACCGATTTATATAATTCATAAATTGCTCCTTCGAACAAGTGAATACAGACCGTATATCCGACATGCGAATAAAGTATTGGTCGCTGAGTTGTACAATTTCCATTTTTGTACCAAAAGTGCTGCAACAAGTGAGATCCGATTTATACGTATATAAAGCCGATTTTTTACAATGATCAATATGCTCCAAATGGGGCATCCAAGCTTAGTGGCTGTAGGGCCAAGCCCCCTACAAGAAGGTTCGCCTTTAAAACGACCTAGAAGTTTACAGGACGTTGGTCAGCAACCATCGACACAAAAAATAAGAATAGATACCACGGGAAACCATAAAAACAGTATAGAAATAACACCGGCAGAGCAGCAAGTCGCAGTTGACCGTCAACTTCCACAAAGGTCTCAGGCAGCTGTAGAACAAAAAGAAAAACTGATTATCATGCGTTTCAAGAAAGCACTGAGACGAAACGATTCCACAATGCTACAAAGATGTTTAGAATTTGGATATACACCGTCCGTTCAGGAATGGTTGTGTATTATAGGTAAAATGCATGTTGCGACTGCTATGTCGTGCGTTTCTTTAGCCAGGACTCTAGAAGCACCTTGCATATCAGCAGCTATTCGAAGACAACATAAAAAATTATTCAAAGAAGTCATCACCAGAGTAGAGGAAGTACCAAGGGCACACATGCAATCTTTAATGGCAGCACCCGCATACTATCTCGAAATATGCCTTAATAAGGGCTTAGACCCAAACATACCCCTAAAAAACCAACGATTGCCACTAGAACACGCTTGCGCACATTCGCGCATTTCTCATATTGAAATTCTTTTAAAAGACACCAGAACTTCTGTGTCACAAAATGTTTGTCGATTCATGATACGACAAAACAAACAACAAAAATTTGCAGAAAGAGCCATTGAATTGTGCGATGACATAGTACCCAATATGATCCTGGAAGCAATAGTAGCCAACGTAACGTCTGCTCTTCAATCCATCATGACAAAACTCGAAGAAAAATACGAGGAAGTACCACAATGGGATGAAATAACACACATGCTCAGATGTCCAATATCACAAGATTATTCAGCCGATTTAGTTAAAACACCCGTCAATGACCACTACTATGATAGAGCCCAATTATTAACATGGGTAAGGTCAAAAGGAACAGATCCATTGACTAGAGAACCACTAGCTGAATCAGACCTTTTATTGAGATCAGAGTTTTTAAAAGACTATGCTAAAATTTTACAAGCAAAAATACAACAATTAGAAAAATAATTCTTTTTCATACTTTTATTCTATTACTTCTGTTACTTCTGTTTCAACCTCTACTGCCACATCTAACGATTGACCCGCACTAAACTCCACATCCTCGGGAATCGGAACCGTACAACGCCGCGAAACAGGTACCTGATCTACAGATACGATTGATACCACCTTCACGGCGTTCATTTGGCGCGCCGCCATAGCCCCACGACACGAAACAAAAGACAATAAAGCAAAAAACATCGCAGTACCGATATTATAAGGAGTTTCAATACAATAACGCTCAGACATCTCGTACGTCTCATTCGCTACAGACACCAAACAACTATGATTACGAGATACAAACTGCTCCTGACAATCATCCGAAGAGCACCAAGACATCACAGTTGTCAACACAGAAGAAAACGACAAAAAATTAACCAAATTGAAAAAACCAACAAATCCCTGGATACCACTAAATAAAGCCAAACGACTTTTATCCACATTTTCAGAGGCACGCAATCCCATCAACGGGATTAAAATGCCAAATAATAACCAAGTAGCACCAAGAATTGACCAACGAAGATCATCGGCGTGGTGCAACTTGTACGAATACGCAGTATACAAGGTAAAGCAGCCATGAACAACTACCAAAGCTTTAATCCAACTTGCAAGCTGACCGTTTGGCTTCTCAATGAGTTGAGCTTCATAGATCATATTTGAAAAAAATACAAAGCATTTATATAGTTTCTATTTAAGTTAAATGATCAACCAACTTCTTAATAGTACTTGGACCGATAGATCTTTTAGATGATATACGTATGTCACGAAGGCTAGATGGATTAGTAACTAGAACATTTTGGAGTACACACAAGCTCGAAAACTTTTTTATCAATGCAGACGCTACAGATTCAGAAGTTATCTGCATCAACATTAGTTGAAAAACATTATCTTCTTTACGCTTTCTTTTACTCAATAATGACTTAAGGCCACTAGAACCTTTGATATCCGTACCGATCTTCTTACACAATTGCTGCAAATGCATAGAGGTATCCTCAAGACCTCTTGTTTGTAGAACCCACATATTATCCCGCAACATTGTATTCCAAATAGCAGAAGATAACGTTTCCGGACCCTTAGATTGCCCATATAAACTACCCTCAATTATATAAATTACTATTGCACCCGATGCAGCCAATCTAGATTTTTGCTCGCGCCATCGACCATCTGAAATAGATGACGCAAAATCATCCGTACGCTTACGTTCAATTAAAGCCAGAGAACCATTGTTAGAGATTTGAATATCTCCGACAGGCAAACGCTTCACCTGGTGGGGAACCTTTTCAGACTTTAAACGTTCAATAAGATCGTGCTCACGATCATCTATAATCATTTGTTTAGATAATATAAAAGTATTTTTTTTTAACATGTTCTTAATTTATGTTCAGAGGGCAGTGCTCCGCCGAATGCTTCTTGGGGGCATTGGTACATTTACACGAGAAAATACCGGAGCCGCCAAAGAACTTTGACGCTCCATACCAGTAAATGCTGCCGGTCCACCAGATACAGCACGCAAAGATGATTGCGTTGCCGCTCTAAAAGCTTGAGGGGCAGCAGAAGCTGTAAACTCTATAGATGTGTCTTCATTGAATCCCATTGACGGTCCCACAACTCGAGCATCGCCGATATTAGCGGCCATAAAAATACATTCTACAGAGTGTTCCACCTTCAATTTCTCCAAAGCAGTACGGACAGTATCCGCAGATACTTCAGAGCATGTGTCTTGACCATCTGTCATCGCAATAAAGATCGTATCGCCGACTAGAGATTCCATTTTCAAGGCGGCATCGTACAAGGCGTCATACAGACGAGTGGATCCTCTAGGCTGGGTCCATTCAGACAGATTGTCCAACGAAACCGCAAGAATGTCTTCGCCGCTGATATGAGTCTCAATTTGATTGTCAAACGAGATCACCCATAAGGACGTGGGATTTCCTGTGGACTCCGCGATGGCTTTATGCTCTTCAATTGTTTTGCGAAGTCCGTCTTCAGCGGCTTGGGCCATATTTCGCATAGAACCAGAGCGATCCCAGACACATACAATGTTTTTAGGCTCCAAAGCACGAGCCTTTTTGACTTTTGCGTCTGTAATCACGTCAGATTTACGCGTTTTCATCATACGAGGAGCTGCGGACATACCAACCGTCGCAGGGCCCTGCAACTTAATATCAGCGACACTGACAGAAGCTCTGGTAAACGGAGAAGTGCCCCGTTCAGAAACCCACTTACGAATATTGACTTCCTCATAGACACGATGGCCAGCAAGACTGTCTTCACACTCCAGATAGGCCACGTTGCCCTTAATAGGCACCATAAGAATACTACAGACGTATTGCTCGCCAGAACTCGCAGAAACTTTGCGAATGATTTCATTCACAATTTTCCAAGTCTCAAGAGTCTCTCCATCAAAAAAGGCAGAGATGTCAACTTTATGACCATGGAAATTAATCTCTCCACTGTAGTCACCGTCTTTTACAGACCAATTGAACGATGAAACACCCGCCAAAAGAAGCGGGTCGTTCATTATAAGCTGAGCGAGAACCATTTTAGCCTTTAGGACGCGTTCGCCAGTCTCCGAAGGTTGAATATCAATCGTGAAGGAGAATTCTTTTTCTTTTTTCAATATGACTTTCAGAGCATGAGTAAACGGAGAATGACTATGGTGCTTTTCGGGCACCACTCCGACAGCTGTCACCCCGTCTGACAGCTCCAAACAGTCGTAAATGTGTTTACAAAGCGGCTGGACTAACTGCCCATGCTTGGCCAACCCTTGTTCCCATGGGTCTGGTACACTAGTAGTAAGAGCAGCCATTTTTGTGTTGTCTTATTGTGGTTGTATTAATTATATTCCAGGATATCTTTAGAAATTCCCTGAAACTTTTTTCTTTGAAATTTCTCAAATCTCTAAAACTTTAGGCCTAAAACTTTAGAGTCTCGAAGAGACCACAAGTGTACACTTCAGATTCCTAAAACTTTAGACTTCAGATTCCTAAAACTTTAGACTTCAGATTCCTAAAACTTTAGACTTCAGATTCCTAAAACTTTAGACTTCAGATTCCTAAAACTTTAGACTTCAGATTCCTAAAACTTTAGACTTCAGATTCCTAAAACTTTAGACCTAAAACTTTAGACTTTTGAGAAATCACTATTTAATATTTCTACATATAGTTACAAAATGTCGGTAGAAATTAGAAACTGTGAATTTGGTAATGGTGTCTTCTCCAACAACAAGTTTGAAAAGGACACCTGTATCTGGAGCTTACAAGGGAAGATTCAAGAGGTACCAACGAGAACAACTATACACATAGGTGAAAATAAACATGTAGACGATCCATTTGGAATATATTTTAACCATTCTTTCACGCCAAATTGTTTAATTGACGGGCGCAATGTGATTGCAAAGTGTGATATAAAAAAAGGAACACATTTGACATTTGACTATACAAAATCAGAGGCCACTATTTCTACCCCATTTCAAACGAATGACGGTACATGGGTAAGAAAATAAAAGTTTAAACTTAACTATAAAACATATGGAAAAAGAAAAATAATGCGACTCTATATATTTATGTTCTTTTTTATTATGTATTCACAAATCATTTTACTATTTCAAACGTGGTATAACAATATATTTGGTACTAGACAGCCCAACAAAATATCACAGATTTTGCCACTGGCACAGAACATAAATTCATAAATCTACTGTTTAGGCGATTCTCCGAATAGTTTTTTGGCACTTTTCTTACTTTTTGAAGGCGAATCGTTACCCAAAAAACGACCAAATGACGGTACCACCTGGGTTTCATCATAAGACCTACAAGTACCAATATGTGTATTTGGGGACCGATTTCCCTTTTTGGGCGTAATAGCAATGGGCATTGATGTATTGACATTTGAAATAGTATCTGATTTGATCTGAAGAGAATTATATTGGATTGGAATAGGGTCGCATATGGCACTCATGTTGGACACTGTTTGTTCATTTATATACATTTTTTTGTCCTGATCTTACTTGGATGTCAGATCCATTAAATACGAATCGTAATTATCTTGGTACTCCAATTTACAACCGTACATCGCCGGCGTTATAGTATAGACAATGCCTATCTTATCCATAGCTTTGGTTAATACTGTACAATCTTTCCTTTTAAAGTGTTTGATTTTATTCCCTTGAACATAGTAAGGTGTTTGACCAATGAAGTCTTTTTTATATGGCATCGTAAACATGAAGCAACTAATATACTGACATTTTTTGGAAAGTTTAATGGCATTATTTAAGGAGATACGCCAAATAAAAGAATGACTCGTTTAAGTGATCTGATCAGATCGTCAGACACCATTCTGGTACAGGCTTCTGGGCCCGATACAGAAGTAGGCAGAATCATCTTGATTGATTCTCAAACTCTAACCACGTATGCATATACAGTAGAAGGAGTAGTGCCCGAATATTTTAGCCGGTTTGAAAACTTAAAAAAGGACAAAGAGTTTATGTATTTTATAACTGGAATATCATTAATACTTCGATGTTCAGACGAGTCACAAAACATTTACTTTGACTTATTTCAGTTCAATGAAGGAACATCCAATAAACAAAAGAAAGAACAATTACTACACTATTCTTCGCAAGTCATAGAAGAACATAAACGCGCAAGTCGTATGTTGGCAGGATTTGAAGCAATCGGTTTTATTGTATTATAAAAACAAATGAATTGTAAACAAATGGAAAGACCAACCATGCAAAGTCAACGCGCTACAGATCCAGAATTTTCGGAACTAATGACAGTACTTGTAGAACAATCCAAAAATATTTCTAAAGCCATTGCGGAAAACTTACTGGCAGAAACAGCAACTGACAATTTAGAGAAAAAACAATTGCAAATAGATGCATTACTTATTCAAACTGCATTTCCCTCAGATTGGCGCGATTCTTTACTAGACTCATCAGATAGAGTTCTAGCACTTTTACCAAAAAAAGCAACGTGTAACATCATTAAATCCCTTATGGAAGAAAACTTTCTTTTAAGAGCGGCTCTCTCAACAGTATCCAAAAAATAAATTATAATGATTTTATAGCCCTTTCTATGTTATCAAATTTAGTTATCTCACCTACATATGTACCATGAATATCATCGATTTTTTCATCAATTTGACCACGGGCAGCCGCATACCTTTCACGAGTTTCATGTAGACTCGCATTAATTTCGCGTACACGTTCATTTCTAAGCTTCATCTCCCCTTGAACAAACCGAATATAACTGGTTAAACAATCGTATTCGGTTTTATATTGGATGCTTAGACGTTTACGAATATCAATCACTTGACGGCGAGCGGAGACAGGTTTTTGACCCTCTGCGCTTTCAAAATCAACTAGTTCTCCATCATATAAACGCGCAAGTCCACTAGCACGTATGCCTGAAATTTTATCATTGAGTAACGCGGCTTCGTCTTTTAGTTTTTTTTCCTTCTTCTCCTTCTCTTCTAGACCGCGCTGTGTAGTCTCCATTTTTTCCTTGAGATCATTCTTTTTCTTTCTTTGTTGGCGGACTAGGTTGCTCTTCTGCTCAATCTCCGAAAGTTGAGAGTTGATCTTATTTTGCAATGAATCTCTTGCCAAAGTGGTTGACTGAAATCTATCCGTATTTTCTCGTTGCAATTTTTGTAAACGTTTTTTCTCTTTCGTAAAAGATGCAAAATTCGCCGAAATTGTTGTTAATAACTTATCTTGTTTAATCACAGCGTCAGTGGATTTTAAAGTCGCGGTAAAACCAGCCTTCACCATCCTTTTGTAAATAAGAAGTTCGCCCTTATTCATTTTGCTGGCGTCCTTTCCTACAACGTCTTCTATATAAGTCGATCTTTTATACCGGGCCTGATCAGCAAGGACCTCATCCTTTTCTGATTTTACACCTTTTTCTGGTTTTACACTTGGATCTCTGGTATAATACGGCTGCCAAGTCTTAACACCCTCAAAATCAATATATAACAAATTTCCAATATGATCATAAGGTAAATTAGGCTCCATATTCACGTTTATATTCATGTGCCGCATCCAAACGCCCAGAAATCGTTTCCTATTACACCCGTCTTTACAGTATGGTGCGGAACTACCACTGGCGTCTAGCTCACTTTGGCCAAAAAACTTTAAAATTGCATTTATACCACCCATGATTGTTTCGGCGCTCATGCCCATCATATAGTATGAAACGTGTAGCATGGTGTAGGGACTTGACAGTCTAAATACAATTTCGCCCAAACTAATTTCAGGATCCACTGGCGGCCCTTTCGGCTTCTTTTCTTCTGTGGAACCAGTTAAGGTGTTCCATACCCCAGAACCTATTCTAGAGATCCCATCTGTTGCAGCGTTCCATGCCATCGATGCCAAATCAAGACTGGCGAGAAATATTTGGGCGACGGGGTTCATTTTAGACTTATCATACTCTGGCAAATCTGCAAAAGGCGAATAGTCTGAAAGAAATGACAATCTTGCCAGTGTATATTGTTTATCATTCAAATCTGGCAATTGATCCATATATTTGCGGAGTTCCCTTCTTCTTTTCATAAACATAGACGTAGACTCTGGCAAGGGCGTAAATTTGCCACTATTGAGATCTTTATACCGTTGATCAGATTCTTTCGCTAAACGCTTGTCGTTTTGTGCTTTTCTTAATTCCCTTTCGGCAATCTTAGGATCTTTTTTCAGACCAAGATTCGTAGAAATAGACGAAAGTTTATCTTTGGCCTTCATTTTAAGAGCATTTACACTCGTTGAATCAGGGGGGTCACTCTTTATATCATAGATAGATTTCGGAGCCTTGTCTAGTGGCCAATCCCTTTTCCCATACCAAATATTTGCAGTATCTTCATCTTCAAACTTTTTTTCTTCATCGTTGTCCATTGATGTAAAGAATAACGGAATATCTTCAGATCTTTGACATTCTTTATCCTCAAATTTGCCGAAAAGAGCATTAATTATCATCATAGGAATACGACAATGCGCATTTAAACTTTGAGCCGCATCCGCTACTGTGGATAGATTTCTAAGTTTATTCGCTGCGTCCCACACACCTTTACTTTTTTTATATACACGATATGCTTGATTGGCCTTAATGGCCGCCTGTCCATAGGGACCAGTAGCATCGCCCAAATAATTCTCGTTATGCTTTATTTGGTCCGACAAGCCAGCAGTTTCACTTGTTTCAATGGTTTTATCTAATATCTCGACATGATTTGCTGCTTTGTCCACATATGAAGGAGAATCTTGCATTCTTAACACCAACCTGTTCTTCGGAATCTTTATTGACGTTTTATCTATTTTTTTTTGGAAAAAACATGTTTGGAACCCGGGTATAAACGAAATCAACATTCGTATCATATTGTCCAAGACAAAAGCGGAACCAGGTCTGTTAGCGATACCAGCATTCTTACACGTGAAAAACAACGTGGGTACCATCAACAATTCTTTTGTAGGAGGCTTATTATCCAACAAATTTTGATATATACTGTCCAATCTTTTACCATATGCCTTGATATACAAAAGCTCTTGATCAAACATTTCAATCTTGTCCAAATCTTCCATTAAAGCTTCCATTTGGGCTTGAAGGGCTTCAAGGGCTGTATCTTCGTCTATTTCGGCCAATTGGGTTTCCAGATCGGCTAATAAATCGCGATCGGATGCCTTGCGCTGTTCCAAATCTTTTATTGCCGACTCTATATCTTTTAATTTTCCTTGTGCTTGTGCCAGCTCTTTATTAGCATTTTCTATGCTAAGCTTAAGCGCTTTGATTTCCGCTTCGATCTCTTTTTTACGCTCCTCAGTTACAGTCTCAAGTTGCACTTCCAGAACTTGTTTTTTTTCCTTCTGTTTAAATATCTTTTTGCCAATAGAGATAACGGTTGTTTGTAAGAGTGTCTCGTTCTTTGTAAGAGTGTCTCGTTCTTTGGTAGTTTCTATTAGTAATTTAGAGACCGCATCCTTCTGGATTTGTATTTCTGCACGTTTAGCAAGTTTTTTAACATCTTTGGTTGTGATATTATTGGCGGGTGGTTGGTCGGTATTATTGGCGGGTGGTTGGTCGGAAGTACCGCTAGTAGAGTCAGCCAGACAGTGTGCCAGTTTTTCCTTATTATCCAATAAGACTTTTCTTAGTGCACGTCTATTCTCCCTAAATTTCTTTTCTTTAATCTTGTCTTTCGATTGACCAATATTAATCTGTTCCAATGTGTCTCTTAATGCGTTCAATTCTTCCAATTCTTTTTTTGTCAGTAAATCTTTATAACGATCTAACGTGCGTTTGCCTTCAATGGAATTAAATATACGAAAAACCGCATCCATAGCAAACGCTGTCCATTGCTCTCTTTGTTTTGCATGTAAGAGTTGCTGTTTTTTATAGTTTTGTTGGTAGACTTCGATAGTATTCGAGGTCTCTTTTGCCAAGGTCAGTGGCAGACTTTCAAGTTTAACGAGTAGGTCATGTGCCGTTTTTTCGGTTTGTTTTTCTACTTTGGTCTTAGTCTCATCTTTGGTCTTAGTCTCATTTGGACCAATCGAAGAATCAGAGTCGATTTCTGCTATGGTTACGGGGCGTACTGCTTCAGGATTCTTTTCGTCTATGGCTACAGTAGCATTTCTTATAGATTGTATCTGCTCTTCTTTTTTGCGACGATAATATTCATAATCGGAGTCCGAGTCCGAAGATTCAAAATCAGATTCAGTAGTTGAGTCAGAGTCCGAAGACTCCATAGATGATAAATCAGAGTCTGAATTAGAGTCTGAATCAGACATTATTATATAAATAATTTCATTATTAAATACGCATTTTATTTAAAATTTTAAACTGGTACCTACTTTAGTGCGTAATAATCTTTTTCCAGTTTTCCTACTTTCCATATATTTCATTGAGTAGCTTGTAGCTTGTACTATTGCTGCTGTACCTTCTCCATCTCCTCCTATATTTAGTTGAGCATCTCCTCCTACATTTACTTCTCCTTCTTCATTGACTTCTGCGTGGACTGGATTGACTTGTACTTCTTCTTCATTGACTTCTACCGTTAAATCCTCCAGTGCTCCGTAGCCGGATTTTGCTCCGTAGCCGGATAAAGATTCTAAATCGTGTATCAATTGAGCGGCCGTTTCAAAGCCATTAAAGATTTTATCTTTTAATTTTTTCAGCGTGTTTTGATCGCCATTATAGAATTTATCGTATTCCCTTTTTGCATGTTCATAATCGGGGCCTAATCTTTTACGATTTGGCTTCGAAGGCCCGATTCGATCTAAATAGACCGTACCACATGCCAAGGCAATATGTTTGATATTACACGACAATAAGGTGGCGGGGGGTTTTGGTTTTTTGGGGTCGCTTCCTGTCGGCTGCCCGCCATTTTTCCATTCATTTTTCCATATTTTGGCCTCCAATTCCCACTCTTTATATTTAGAATTGTATTTAACCATGCGTTCGTGGATTTCTTTTTCTTTTTCTTCTTTGTCAGGCGCCCGCCAAAAATCTGCATATACTTCTTTTTGAATGTTGCTGGCAATGGTTTTGCAATCTCTAAAGTTTCCCCAACCGTCAAAACTTTTAATCCTTTCCATAAACCATCTTAAAAGCTTTCCTGCTTCTGAGTATATGTCCACACGTAAAAATTTATCATCATCATCATTCACGATTGTAATACCATCGATTTGAATACACGATTTGGCACAATTTTCGACAATCATCTTTAAAATTACATCGTCTGTCATATCTTCAAAGTCCAAAGCTTTTCCAAATCTTGAAGCCATACCTTGGTTTCTTTTAAGCATTTTTCGCATATCTGGTTTGTAACCGCATAAAATAACAACTACTTTTCCTTTGTTGAACTTTTCTTCTTCCAACATAGCTATCAATTTGGTTTGGGCCTGACGACCATATTCAGACTTGCCCAATTCATAGGCTTCATCAATTAATAAAATACCACCAAGGGCCTGTTCCATGGCTTTCTGAACTAATTCTTGAGCTTCGCCAACAACAGTACCCTCCAAATCACTTGCAGACTTGATTACTGTGTTCGACACTGCTAAAAGTCCACATTTATTAAACGCTTCTGCCATATAATTAGCAACTGTGGTTTTACCCGTTCCGGAATTGCCATTAAATATTAAATTGCTAAGTACCGGCCATTTTGAACGGTCACCTGGCCAAATATCTTTGGCAGCTTTGTATTCATCGCTGACATTTTGGATATAATCACAAATTTCATCAACGCCTTCCAACTCTTTTCTAAGCTTTTCTATTGGGTCGTATTCAGGTTCCCAGTCAAAATCTTGCTTAATGAGCGTTAGTGGGCTAGGTTCCCACTTGGTATATAATTCCGCCTTTTCTATGTCCTCTTCTATAAGCTTTAACTTTTCAGTTTCAAATACTTCTTTGGCTTTTTTAGTGGCTGTTTCCAAAAGTTTTAGATACTCCTTTTCGCGCCAATATATGCGCAATGTAGATTCCAAATTTTTAAAATCCCCTTCCAATGACTCTAAATCATCGAGTTCCGGTGGGCACTTGAGTGGATTTTTGGGTCTGACAGATGTGAAAAACTCGTCTTCGTAATCTTTTACCTGTTTTTTCAGTTTTGACATGGCTTCTTTCCGTTTCTCTAGTTTTGCTTTTTCTTGTGTGGAGACTTTTATTTTTGCGCGTACACGAAATAATTTTCTAGCCTCCCTACACACTTTGATTATTTTCTCAGCGTACTCGACTTTTTTCTCATCAAATTTCCTGTAACCAGTATTCGGGGCTGTTTGTGGACTGAATTCTTGTGAGGGATCTGCCACTGACTTCTTGTAACTTTTCCACAAATTTTCTGCCCACGTAGCGGTGTTTTTTCCACCATTTTTAGTTTTGCCCCTCTTTAAAAACGGTACACCGGTCTTTAATACGCCATTAGTTTTGGCTTCATTTTCGGGGCCAGCTCCACCATTTGATTCATAATATTTGACAAAGAGAGCACCATTCCTCTCTTCCGTCGTATGTCCCGGGCTTACTTTAATTTCGAGCTTGTCTTTGACTACTACTGGGACTACAACAAGGTGTTCTTCCACGTCTTTGACCACTTTAGGGGCGTATTTATTTTCTTGTTTTGACTTTAATTCTTGCTCGGCCAATTTCAGCTTCCGCAAATATTTGTCCACTTGGGTCAGTTCTGTATTTAATGTTGATATAACATTTTTAAACAGTATATTTATCCCAAATTCGCTTTTTAACCTCGTTATTCGCAATTTTTCTGAGACGTAATATGCCG